TTTTTTTTTTTTTTATGGTCTCAGAACACAGTAAAGATGGTGATATTACGTCTCCTTATAAGGGAGTTTTTTGGCACACTAAAAGATGCAAGTGGATAGCAGATACTAGAATAGTACAAAAGTTTAGAATTGAAAAGAAATATATCGGCTCTTTTGATTGCCCACATAAAGCATACAAAGCGCGTAAAGAGTTTGAGGCTAGAACGGATCATAAATGGGAGTTGATTCCGTACGATGACTAGACCCCGTTAAATTAACCCTTTTCCGTCCCCCCTGAATTATAATTCTTATTATAATATATATCTTAAAAGGAACTTTAAAAGATCCTAAACCTATATAGCGAACCCGTTAAATTAACCCTTATTTTAAAAATAAAGAATAGTACTATGAGAAGTGCTATCTTACTGAAAAACTAGAGGTTTGTATGAATGCAATGACAAGGATCCATCAAATAAAGAAGGGAGGTCATGCGGCTGTACACAAACTTAATGAGTTGAGATTCGATCCGATCGTGGAATTAGTTACTAAGTATCGTGAGATAGAGCAACAAATAGAATTCTATAATGATTGGAGAGCCAATATTATTGTACCTTTGACATCTACTGGCAAAGTACGTACATATGACCAGCAGGTTCATATGAATCTCTACGATAAGTTAACTACAATCGGTGAAAAGCTCCTTCGATACGGGTACGGCAGAGTGCCTGAGCTACATGACGACACAACACAAGAACGTGTACCATTAATTATTAATTTAAACAAAGAAGGCGATCAATACGTCATAGGAGAGACACGTGATATATCTACTGATAGCGATTAGTTTGTACTATATATCTTTTATTGCTTATTCTCTTTATGTACCTGAGATAACTGACCGTGCTCTTAAATGGATGCTCTTTATTTGCGTCTTAAATTCTTTTATTTATATATGGTACCAAGCATGCTCCTCAATATAATTATTGCATTATCAAGTATATGGCTTAGTACATCAAGTTGGATAGTACTAGTAATGGCCATTACGTTCTTAAGATTATTAGCGGATGCTTTGGAGATTATTCGTGGCTATTGAATTACATCCAGCGCAATCAGAAATTTATCGTGCTTTATTCATTGAGCGTAGTGTTAGATATGCTACTGTGTGTTGTGCTCGTGGCTGGGGCAAGTCCTATAAGGCTGCTGTAGCTGCTATATCCGCTGTGTTTGAATTACTCGAATTACCAGCTAATGTGCCTAATAAAAAGGTATATATTATTGCTCCTACCTTTGATCAAGTAAAAGATATTTATTATCCGCTAATCCACTATGATCTTGGGATGGAGCATTATGCAATTAAAGCATCTCGCGATACAGGGCGGTTCTTATTTCCTAGTAACGTAGAGTTAATATTACTCTCGTACGAATCGGTTGAACGTATGCGTGGTAAGGGTGCTTATTTTGTTGTATGGGACGAAGTCTCTTCTTGTACTAAAGGTATTAGTGCTGAGGAGGCATGGCAGTCCGTAATACAGCCTACTATTGCAACTCGTTGGAGTAATAGAAGGGCATTAGCTGTTGGTGCTAAATCACCTGGAAGAGCTTTACTTATTAGTACACCGAAAGGATATAACTTCTTTCATGAGATGTGTATGTACCATGAGACAGACCCCGATTGGGGTTTCTGGCAATATGATTATTTACAGTCACCTTTCTTAGATCCTGTTGAAATTGAAAAATTGAGGGATAAGTTAGATCCTGTAACATGGGCATCAGAGTATATGGCTTCATTTGCAGAATCTGGTAATAGTGTCTTTTATTGTTTCGATAGAAAGAAACATGTAGATGGACATTTAAAATACTTTGAACCAGGAGAAGATGTACATGTCTGTATCGACTTCAACGTCATGCGACAATGTTCTAGTGTATTCGCACTCAGAGGTCATCAGATGCAGTTTATCGATGAGATGCAAGGACACCCAGACACTGAAGCCCTCGCTATCGCTCTTAAGACTAAATTCGAAGGGCACAAAATCTATGCATACCCAGATCCATCAGGAAGATCTAGAAAGACTTCTGCGCCGGTGGGACGAACGGATTTCAGTATATTAGAGTCCAATGGTATTATTTGTAAAGCGCATAGAGCAGCTCCTCCTATTGTTGATAGTGTTGCAGCTGTTAATCGTAAGTTACAAACCGCATCAGGTAAAATAGATCTGTATGTGCATCCAAAATGTAGCGGTACCATTTTATCATTAGAGAGAACAAAGTGGACTGACCGTAATTTAGATATAGCGACTATCGATAAGTCGGAAGGTATAGAACATTTCTCTGATGGTATAAGATATGCCGTAGAATATCTATATCCCATACAAACAGGTGGGAAACGAACTTCCCGTGGTTTCAACTTTTAAGGATATTCGGATGGAAACACAAGACTGGGTCAATATCTTCATCGGTATTGGAGGAACTATAGCAACGACTTTTATAGGGTTGTTAACAACCAAGTTCAAAAGTCTAGAGGACGACCATGATGTGGCTATTCAAGCATTAAACGATTTAAGAATATTAATAGCAACTGACTATGTCAAAAGAACAGATCTTAATGTACATCTCAGCGAAATCTCGCGCAAACTAGACAAATTAGAAGAGCTTGAAGTGCAAATGTCAACGCATTATGCACGTAAAGAAGATCTTAAGGGTCTAGGCGAAAGCCTGGGAAAGAAACTAGATCTAGTTCTTGAACGACTAGAAAGAAAAGTGGATAGAGCCGAATTCAATGATAGGAGGCTAAATGGCTAGAAGTAAAATTAATGTGCCTACAACTGACCTTGTCACAGACACAGGTAGTGTATTGTGGTCATTTATTAAGGGTGAACAATTAGAGTTTCCAATTACGTTAAAGTTTTTAGATGATGCTACTAGCGGATATACGTATGAAGCTGTAGTTATTGAAGCTGATAATGCCAATGCTAAAGGTATTCCTTCGGGAGCGTTAAATAACGGTGTTCAGTCTGTAATTGTGGTTAGAGTACCAGTATTCAGAGGTACATGGGATGCTGCACAAGCATATAACAGAGAAGAAGTAGTATTGTATAACGGTGTATATTACCGATTATTTGATGGATTAGCAAGAATTAATAGTGGTAAGCCAGATGTGGATGCTACTTGGATAACAACACAATTAAATAAAATTTATGTACGATTCCCAAATACGTTAGGTGCTACTTGGGTAACACAGCCGACTGTTGCACAGTCTAGTTACGGCTTCTTTGAGTTAAGAGTTACTGAAAATAGTGCTACATTTCCACGTACATGGAAACCCGTTAGAGGTTTAGTTGAAATTCAATTTAGTCCAACGGATCTAGTGCCATGAGTGAACAACTAGATACTAATTTAGTATTCAGTGATATAAGTACTGATGCTGTAATAAATGAAATAACAGCTAATGATACCAATATAGAGCATACAGCAGATATATCGTCTATAGACTTTGAAGCTCTTTATGCTAACTTAGAGTTATTGTCTACTGTAGTTTCTACTGAATTAGTATCTAATGTAGTGTCTGTTGATATTACAGCACTTGAGCAGGTTAATGAAACACTAAGTAATTTAACAAATAAGAATATTGTTGGTAACAAAACTGCTATTACTGAAGAAACTGCTATGCTTATTGGTGCATTTCAATATGTACCTGACAAAGTGTCTAACACTGAGCAGTTAGTAAAGGTTATGCAATATAATCGGGAACTGTTTGAAGAATTTAGTGTGCCTGAAGAAATTTCATTACAGCTTACTAAGGCTACTTTAGATGACTTCTTCAATAAGGATGTAGTGTCTTTACAACCAGAATCTCATAAAGAAGATATTGTCATGATATCTGAACTTGTCACTGAAGAATTAGTAAAGACTTTAATTAAGTTCTTTAACGATGAAGCACGTACAATTGAGTTCATAGATTATTATGCAGGTAACCAACGTGGTGGTCATGACGGTAAGCGGAGTATAGATGCCATATCGATGCAACCAACTACACAAAAAGAAGATTCCCGTAGCAGTACTGATTCATACCTCTTAACAGTATATAAAAATATTGAAGAGACAATACATACTTTAGACTTTGTGGCTGTTGCAGGCGGTAGTAACGGTGGCGTTTCAACTGTTGGCGATATAGAACACGTACAAGATACGTTACAAATATTCTTACAAAACTATTTTGCTGAAGACTACTGTAGTATAGACTACGTAGCTGCAAGTTATACAATTCAAGGATAAAAATGTTAAACGAAAAACTTTATGCAAAAGGTAACGTAACCTTTGAGCTTAGAGATGAATTTGGAAATATTAAGGAGACTGGGTCAACTAATTTAATTGTTAATACAGGGCTCTCATATATTACCAGTAGAATTCTCAATAGTAATACTGCCCCAATTGGCTATATGGCATTAGGCACAGGCACAACAGCTGCAGCAGTAGCTAATACAGCACTAGAAATACCATTAGGCCCTCGTGTAGCTTTATCTGGCAATAGCCAAGTAACTACTAATGTTCTTGATGATTCTGTACAGTATACAGCTAATTTTGCCCCTGGCACTGCTACAGGCGGTATTACAGAAGCAGCGCTATGGAATGCTGAAACAGAAGGTACAATGATTGCACGTACTGTATTCCCTATTATTAATAAAGGGCCTTTAGACGTATTAGCGATTGTTTGGAAAATCACAATTTATTAAGGATTTGGAATGATTAATGACAGCTTTAATGCTAGAGGGACTGTTAAAGCAGTCCTCAGAAATTCAACAGGTGAAATTAAAGAAATACAAGTATCGAATACAATTGTAAATTTCGGTAAAACTTTTATGACATCCAGACTATTTTCTACTGCTAGTGATGCTTATGCATACCATATTGGAATAGGGGATGACAACACTGCTGTAGCAGCTTCTCAAGTACAATTAGTAAATCAATTAGAAAATAGAGTACCTACAGCTGCGCCTACAAGTGTAACTACTGTTATTGCTAATGATACGCTTCAATTAGTAGCAATGTTTGGATTAGGTGAGACAACTTTACAAATCCAAGAAGCAGGATTATTTACTGCACTAACAGGTTCTAATATGATTGCACGTACTACATTCGGCTTAATTACAAAAACGCCTGATGATACCTTAACAATTACATGGAAAATCCAACAAGCATAAGGAATTTCTATGAATATCATCACTAGGTTAGGCAAGGGAAGCCCTCTTACTAATAGTGAGATGGATTCTAATCTTTTAAGCCTAAGAGACAGCACAGCATCTAAAGTAGGCGTTGTTGATACGATCTTTTGGACAGATGGAGTCTACCCTCCAAATAGTATAGTCTTATATCAAGGCTCAACATATATTAATGAAAATGAAACTTCAGATATTCCAGGTTTATCCGATGAGTGGATTGCACTGTCTAGTACATCTAAATCTAGTCTACTGACGTTTGCCTCTGATACTTTGACAGTAACAAATGGCGTAATTAAACCTAAACATAAGCCTAGAGATGATATTTCATGGGGTTGGTTGTTATTGACCACGCCTCCACAGCCGTTAGTCCCATCTTTATATACCTCTCCTAATTTTTATATAGGGCCTGAGTACAATGGACAACAAGTTAAAATTTTCTATGCGCATGTAGATCAGCCAATTATAATGGCAGAACGTTCAGTTAAATTTACTATATTTACATTTGATTTTGAAAAACATCTACATGAGATGATCACGGCAATTGATACAATTACTTTTGATCTTAATAAATCGTTAATTAATACTGTTGTATCATCTGATCATATATATAAAGATATTACTACCAGTCATTTCTCAACTTTTGAGTCTTTAGATGCGTTTTATAAACTTAGAGATAGAAATAAATTTCCGAACGAAATAACACAATTAGCCGATAGTATTTCTACTTCGGTTGCCAAGGTCGGGGGTATTAGGGATTATGGGAGTATTACAGAGAGTTCTATTATCTTTGTTGATTTCCAATTAATAACAGATACCCCTACACAATTTAGAGACTATGGAGCTACTTATGACAGCTATACAAGCTAAGTTTAGAAGAGGTTCCACCAGTGACCATTCCACGTTTACAGGCGCAGATGGTGAGGTTACAGTAGATACTACTAAACACACTGTAGTTGTACATAATGGAATAAAAATTGGTGGCTACCCTTTACAAATAGAATTAAATAGCGGTACTAATATTAAGACGATAAATTCAGTATCTATTTTAGCTTCTGGAAATATTGTATTAGAGGCCCCTACAAATAAAAATATAGCGAATGGTTATGTAGGCTTGGATTCTAATAATAAAATACCACTTGCGCAAATACCTGATGTCATTATCGGACAATTAGAATATCAAGGCGCTCGTGATATGGCAACAACTTTACCTGCTGCTAGTGCTACTAATAAGGGCTGGTATTATATTGCATCTAACGCTACTCTACAAAATGGCTATCTAGTAGGTGATTGGGCAGTATCTAACGGTACTACATGGGATAAAATTGACAATACAGATGCCGTACAAACTGTCGCAGGGCGCACAGGAGCAGTGTTACTTACAAGTGCTGATCTTACAGATTTAGCTACTGTTATAACTGGGCCATTGGCCTTAAAAGCTCCTTTAGCATCACCTAGCTTTACAGGAATTCCTTTAGCACCTACAGCTGTAGCTGGTACAAACACAACACAGCTAGCTACAACAGCATTTGTTACAGCTGCAGATAATTTAAAAGCTAACCTTGCAAGTCCTACATTTACTGGAGCTCCTTTAGCCCCTACAGCAGCCGCTGGAACAAATACAACACAGCTAGCCACTACAGCTTTTGTGGTAACAAGTTTTGCACCTTTAGCGAGTCCTACTTTTACAGGGATTCCAGCAGCCCCTACAGCTGCAGCAGGGACAAATACAACGCAACTGGCTACAACAGCACATGTATACGCTAATTATTCTGGAAAGACTATAGGAACAAGTGCGCAAGCAGCTTATACATTAGCCATTGGAGATAGAGCGACTAAAATTACTGTCACAGGTAATATTATTCTTCCTGCAAATGTATTTTCTAATGGTGACATAATTATATTATATAATGATTCTGCTAGTGTTATTACAATAACGCCAGGTGCTGGATTAACTATGTATCAAGATGCTGTAGTTACAGCGAAAACTACATTAAACTTAGCACCAAAAGGCTTGTGTGGCATTTGTTATAATAGTGCAACAACTGTAAGTCTTAGTGGAAAGGGTATAACATGAGTATCCTAGCAATGTTTTTGGCTACACTAGGCGCTGCTAAGCGTTGGATCGTAATTAATTGCGGAGCTAGTAAAAAGGTTTGTGTTACAAATAAATCAGCAGCCGTTATAACTACTTCCGAGACATTGAGTACTTCCCTAGACATGGGAATAACTTGGGATTCTCCTATAAAAAGCAATATTAGAGGACTTGCAACAAATACTTCTAATATTATGATTGCACTTGATGCTTCAAAAACTGTTTATAAGTTCAGCGATAGTGCTGCAAGTTGGGATAGTGGTAAGGTTATTATAGGCGTTAATATCGGCTATGGTAAAGAAAATTTTATAATATTTGAGAGTGGTGGTATTAGCGCAGCTGCTATATCTACAGATGGCGTGCTTTGGGACCAACCTTATGCAAGCTATAATTATACCCCAAGCACTGTGTTTTATGAGGCTAATGGAAATAAATGGCAATGGGTTAGTCAAGGTATCTGTCGTTGTGTTAATGGGGTTATGGTATCAAGGGCCATAACTCTTGGCACTAATGCAAAGGTTTTTGCTTATGGCGCAGGTAAATTAGTAGGTATTTATTACGCTCGATCTAGCTCACTAGGGCAGAAAGCGTATATTTATACGTCAACCGATATACTAACATGGGACGCGGGCGTAGATTTTGGAACAAACGATACTGACTTTATTTTGTATTACATTAATAACAAATTTATTGCATTAGGGACTTATACAGGTCTTGCTTCCTCTACAACAAAATCTACTGTTACGGCAGTTAGTACAGATGGAATAACTTGGGTTAAAAGTAATAGTAGAACGACGCTAGCCTCTGATTTATTATGGGACGGGACGTATTATATCACAGGCAGTGATACCAGTAAATCTAGAAGTACTGATGGACTTGCATGGGTATCTTATGGATCTTTTACATTACCAAGCGCTTCTGCTAATTATCCTTATATAACATTTATTTTTACTGGGCATAATGGCTCCTATTTAGTTGGAACAGGTAATAACAATGCATCTGTTACAACAGATTTTAATACCTTCACGGCTTGCGTAGGCCTTTCAGGTTTTACAATTACTGGTAGTAACCTCGCGAATGTCATTTTAGGCCCTGATAAGACTTTACTCTTAAATGGTTCTGCAGGTGTTATTCCTTACGTTAGTACTGATCTTTTAACTTGGAGTCAAGTAAACATATCAAACCCAACAGGTGCAGTAGTCGGTTATACAACCGGTTCTTATGGCAATGGGCGGTATATGCTAGCAGGCGCTACGACAGCTTCAAATGCATACTTAAGTTCAACTGATGGTATTAATTTTTATGGCCCAGCAGCAGGCGCAAGTATTTATTCTAAAGAAGGTTTCGCATATAATACGGCAGGCACTCTATATCTTACTGTTAATGGAAATTCTTTTAGTACATCTACTGATGGATTAGCGTGGACGGCGTCTACATTCAAAACAGGCTTTGCTGTTTATTATGCTACATTTGGAAACGGTATATTCGTTGTTGGGTCTGGCACATCAAGTGTGGCAGCATCAACAGATTGTATTACATGGACATATTCTACTTCATTCACAGCTTCAACATTTGGTGGTAATCCTATTTATTACCTATTGTATGGTAATGGTCTTTTCGTAATAAGCTCATATTATGGCTATCCATACTATACTTCCACAGATGGTATAACATGGAGTGCTCGGGCAAGAAATCCGCCTACCTCTGTTGAGCACCAATTAATTTTCAGTGGAACAACCTGGAAAGAAGTATATTATTCTTCTGTAAATAGATCTACTGATTTCGTTACATGGACTACTCATACAGGTATTTCCAATCGTGTTGCTTACGGAAAGACAGTTAGAAAAGTGGTAGCTATGACTGATAATACCCTTATTATGCACTATTTGTTCGGTAGCATGAATGGTACCGGTGTAAGCTATAGTAATGATGATGGCATTACATGGAGTGCAACGCCTCCCTCATTCAGTGCACCTTGGGGTAGTAGTGAAGATTGGGTGTTAGTGAGGGATCCTTTTTCCAATAATGTATTAATGTTTCAAAACAATCCAGCAGTACCTGGCACTAGGGGACAATGGAGTCCAAATGGCTATAGCTGGAACAACATTAGTGGTGGCAGTCCGACTTGGACGCCCAAAGTTGGTACTCCAACAGGGATTTTAATCTTATCTTCACCAACCCTGAAATTTCCTTATCCATACAATTCAACAGTAGGCGCAACCTTCCCTGCTTCCACTATTTGGAAAATGTTAGAGTACTTAGGTAATAGTTGGGTCTTACTAAACACTTTAGGAAATGTTTATAGAAGTCCTAACGGAATAGATTGGACTGCAGCAGGCTCTAGCGGCACATTAACATACGACTATAACTTCAAAGTAAACGGTAGAGTATATGTTAGCAATGGCCTTAAATATACTGCTGATGGTTATAATTGGTATGCAGTTACGGGGGTCGGTTCTGCCCCATTCGCTGTTTCGTATGCTAATGGTATCTATCTAATGTCTTATTCTGCAGCTACTGGCAAACGTTCCACAGATGGAGTAACATGGACATCCACTAATCTTACAACACAGTACTCTAATGCATATGCTATTGGTAATTTATTTTACAGAATTAGCCCTGTTTCTTATGGCAGTTCCGACTATTTAGAGAGGTATGTAACATCTACAGACGCCTTAACCTGGAAGACGGTGGATTATCTTTACCCCGTCTGTAAAAATACGAGCGGTGTTTACTTAGTAAATAGTCCAAGTTCAGTTAATTTTGCTTACAGGTCTACAGATGGGATTACATGGTCTTCTGTAACCTTGCCTGCTACCGGTCAGTGGCAAGGGCCTGCTTATGGCAGGGGAAAATTTATTATGGTGCAATATGGCGGGACTAGTGTAATATCTTCAACAGATGGTATTACATGGGTTAGTGCAACTTTAAATGTTACGGCTAATTGGAATCTAGTAAATGCAGGTACGTTAGGCTTCACGGTACGTGCTGAAACTAGTGTTGCCGCATCAACATACTATAGGTACTCGACAGATGCAATAACATGGGTTGACCCTACACCAACATGGGGCCTTGCAACAGCAGTAGCTGGTGGTCCAAATGAAATGCTAATAATACACGGCGATACGACAACTGCAGGTAATGTTGTAAAGCGTACAACAGATTTTGTTACCTGGACAAACTATACGCTACCTGTTTCTGCATTTTGGGGCTGTTTAGTGTATGGAGCAGGTAAATATATAGCGATATCTAAAGGAACTAATACGCAAGTTTATGCATATTCTACTGATGGGATTACGTGGGTTACTGGTAATCTTCCAAACAGTCGTAATTGGTCAGATGCTACCTACATAGTCAATAGTGATGTAGGGTTTGTTCTTTGCGGATTTAATGGCAATTCCTCGGAGTCTTATAGCTCGACTGATGGTATTAATTGGACAACATATTCAGTGCCAAGTAGATCCTTTCCCCCTTATATTAGTGGTAATAAAGATTTTATAGTAGCAGTAAATGCTAATAACACAACAGGAGATAGATACGGTGATTAAGTATAATATATTAATAGTTACGCCTGGTACGATGATGACGGCAGGTTACGTCGAATCTCTCGTTAGCACAATAGAAGAGTGTAATAGACAAGGATTAACTTATAGATGGATGAATGGGCAAAGTCCACTAGTCCATAATGCGCGAGAGGCCGCTATAACAGGCGATAAGAATCTTAATTTAAACGATAAAGGGCCGTTACACGATCAGTATGCATATGATAAGTTATTTATGATAGATTCTGATATAAGTTGGACCGTAGAAGACTTCTTTAAATTATTCTATTCAGGCAAAGATGTCATATGTGGCACTTATATGCTTAGTGATGGTAATACTACTTCAAATTTCTTAGATAGAAATACTTTGAAAAAAGCTAGTGTAGATATTGAAGTAGAAGGCACAGGTTTAGGCTTTGTCTGCGTGAGACAGGGCGTGTTTGAAAATATTTCGAGACCTTGGTTTGCCTATTGTTATCAAAAACATCCCAATAACTGTGAGACACCTGCTGGAGAGGATATTTCTTGGTGCTTTCATGTAACCCAATCAGGCTACAGAATATTTGTAGACCCTTCTGTAAATGTAGGCCATACGAAGTCAATGCTATTGACAGTATAGTGTGAATAAAGATACTCGGTCAGTATATAGACAAGCATTAACAACGCAAGAAGGTTTTCCATTTAATGTGGTTTGGCCTATTGCACCAAATTGAGGGGACCCCCTCATGAACCGAGTTGGGCGGTTTCTACCTAACAAAACCCGGAGTTACAAATGGCTGACATGACAACACCAAACATCTTTACAATGCCACAAACAAATGGCAATGACATGGGAATGGGCGCGATTACACCTTTAATATTAGGTGCTGCTCTTTTCGGTGGAAGAGGTGGATTGTTCGGTAATAATAATGGTGAAGCAGCGGTTGCAGCGGCAGCTGTAGAACGTGGTGCTACTGTTAGTGAAGTACAAGGTATCATTAATGGTACTAATACTAGCCAAGATCTTGGCTCAGTAAGACGTGAAATTGGTGAAGTTCAAAGAGAGATCTGGAAAGCTGAGGGCGATTTACAAACTGCAATCACAGCAAGTAATGGCACTGTTACTAACCAAATCCTACAAGCTCAAATTGCTAGTATGCAAGGACAAGCAGCTATTATGGCTTCTGTCGATATGCATGCCGCTGATATTGAAGGTAGTATTGCAAATTCATTAGCAGCAACTAATGCAGCTTTTGCAGTAACTAATGCATCTATTGCAGCAGGAGCCGCAGCAACAGCTTTAGCAGCTAAAGACGCAGAAATTTCTGGTTTACGTAATACACAACTTATTACAGCGAGTATTGCAGCTGATGGCAGCTTAACACGTGCGGCTATTGCAGATCTTAAAGATTCATTACCAAACGCTCGCGAATTACAATTACAACGTGAAGTTGGTGTGTTAGAAGTTCAACTATCACGCCAGTTGGCATCTGAAGCTGTTCGTTCAGGCAATGTTGACGTTATTACTAACGTTAATCAAACAGCTGTTCAAACACAACAGCAACAACAAATCCAAGGTATTTTAAGTGCCGTTCAAGCATTAGGTCACAACCAAAGTGCTATGGCGACTAACTTAAATATTGGAGGTAGCCAACGTGGTGTTAATCAAACACCAACTAACGTTGCCGGGTTTTGATGAAAAGGTAAAATATGGACTCGTCCGCAATCCAGAGACAGATCGAACTGCTCCAAGCCCAGATGATACCAGTGAGAGCACAAGCACTAAAAAGGGTAGAGTCGGTAGAAGAGACAGTGAAACGAGTTCTTCAGGTGGAGATGGCGAAGTTACAACCTCCTAGCTCACAAGTAGAGTCTGTAGCTAATGAAGGCATTAATATGCTTTCGGCTATAGGCTCTGCCTTGACTGAAGAGCAACAACAATGGTTATCAGTGCCAGAGAATCAAACATGTGTTCCTGAATTCTTCTCAACAACAGAAGGGCAAGCTATCACAAGACGATTCTTTACGGCGTATAAGGAATACAAATGCAAGTAGTACATACAGTAAAGCTGTCTGCTGAAGAAAAAGAAGACCTACTTAAACTAGCGACTAAAGTCGGTACAGTTCAAGAAAGTGCAGCTTATACTCCAGAAGAAAAAGCTAAATTAGTTAAAGACAATACAGATTGGTTTCATTCATTATTATGTGACTATATTCATGAAGCATTTAGTTATGGGTATAATGAAGGTAAGAATTTAGCCGATCTTAAAGATACAGAAATGTATAAACCAGACTAGGGGGTTAAAAATGTACGCAAATATTATTGAAGATATTATCGAAGAAGTAGTTGAGCTTGTAGTGCCTGACGATGTAATTGAAGAAGTTATTGAAACAATCGTAGAGGAGGTTTTGTGAAAAACAGCCTAGATAAAGCATTTAAAGATGCAGGAAAAGCTATTAATCACACTGTTCATGAAGCCACAGATGTTGTAGAAAAGGTTGTAACTAACCCTGATGTACAAGACGTGGCAAAAGAAGTCGCTATTGGCGTTGCTGTTGCAGCGATTACAGCGGCTTAATTATGGAACTAAGCGATAAAGGCGCAGAAGACTTAAAAGGTTCTGAAGGGTTTAGATCGCAACCGTATCCAGATGGTGAGGGCGTCCCTACAATTGGCTTTGGTAGTACTGTTTATGAGAACGGTAAAAAAGTCACATTAAAGGACGCTCCCATTACTAAGGAACGAGCGTTACAGCTTTTCAAAATTACCCTTAAGCAATATACAAGCGCAGTAGATAAAAGTGTTACTGTACCCTTAACCCAAAACGAATTCGATGCTTTAGTCGAATTAACATATAATATTGGTGGCCCTGCTTTTCAAAAGTCTACCCTATTACGTCTCTTAAATGCTGGTGCTCCTCGTGATCAAGTAGCAGCACAATTCCTCAGATGGAATAAAGATAACGGTAAGGTAGTTGAAGGCTTAACCAATAGACGTAAACGTGAATCAAATAAATTTTTAGGACTTACAAAATGAGCGAATTAATTGAACCAAAAGTAGTACCAGTTGCTAAAGTTGAATTTACACCATTCTTTAACCAAGTACCCTCTAATTGGGAATTAAGTGCTAAAGAAGACGGCGCTATTGTCGGCTACAACCCTGTATCTGGCGAAAGATTTGAAGGTACAATGGAAAACTTTAATAAAGCTCTAAGAGGCTAATATGACAGGCGTCGTTAAAACAGTAGCAGATCCTTGCCAGACGTACCTTCATTTTATATCTTCTTGGGCCAAAAGTCGCGCTGTTTGTAACGGTGAACGTGCAGTTAAAGAGATTGATAGCTCTTTAGATTTAATCAGAATGACAAATCTATTGTTACCATTCTCTCCCTCCATGAGCGTTAGACAGTACGAATTCTACAAAGCAGAAGCAGAATTGCCAGGCATTACAGCACAATTTGCTAAGATGCTAGTAGGTGGTATGTTGAGAAAACCCCCTATTATTGAATTACCTGAGAATGCGCCTGAAGAAGCATTAGACTGGCTTACTAATAACATTGGTAGAGATGATTGTACTCTTGTAGCTTTCTTAGATGATATCTTATGGGAAGAAGTACAGACTTCTAGAGCATGGATATTTGTAGATTATCCTAATGTAGAAAATCCAGATGCACTAGATAAAGAAGTTAAAGATCAAATTAAACCATATCCTATCTTGCAAAAAGCTGAAACAATTATTAACTGGTCTACTACAACAAATATGTTTGGCAAGACAGTATTAAATCGTGTTATTGTAAAAGGATATATGGATGATTATTCTGTAAACGAATTTCATGCCACTCGTGTGCCTGCTGTTTGGGTACATGAATTAGATGAGAAAAATGAGTACAGAATTAGAATTTATGCTGGTACTGTTGCAGACAATGGTGACCAAACAATTAAGCCAGGGGATGCTGCTAGTAGAGGCGATCGTTTATTACCTTCAGGCGGCTTTGAGTTAGTAGCAGTTTTAGACAGCATTATGTCTAATGGTGAAAAATTAACTCACATCCCTGCATGGCCTTTGAACGGCAATATCACTCCTGTAACACCCTTGTTAGCACCTATTGTTGACAAAGAAATTAGCTTGTACAATAAGATTAGTAGACGTAATCATTTATTATATGGTGCTTCTACGTATACACCTGTTATTGCATCTGATATGCCAGACGAAGAATTTGAGGATATTGTGAATTCTGGATTAGGTGCTTGGATACGACTAAGACAGGGCGATACAGCGACTGTACTAGAAACGCCTACAGCAGCTTTAGCAGATATGCAGGCGGCTATTGCAGCTACTATGGATGAGATGGCTAAGCTTGGTATTAGAATGCTAACAACAGAAAACGAACAATCTGGTGTTGCGTTAGAGATACGTAATGCCTCTCAGACCGCACAGTTAGCTGTTTTAAGTACTAAAATATCAAATACAATGAAGCAAGTTATTTGCCTAATGCTTAACTGGCGTTATAACTTAGATTGTGAAGCTTGTGATATTACATTTGAGCTGTCTGCAGATTTTGATCCAGTACCATTAGGCGCTGATTGGCTAAACTTAATTACACAATGGTATCAAGGCGGATTATTGCCAAGATCTGTTTGGTTACAAATGTTGAAAGCTAATGATATTCTAAATGCTGAATATGATGACGAAGAGGCATTAGCAGAAGTTAATAACGATCAGCAAATTATCCCTGCTGCAACTAAATACAATGATCAGTATGCCTTGCAAACTGAGGCAGCTGCAACTGGAAAGGCCTCTGCGCCTAAGGAGTAAAAATGAAAAGTGTAAGAAGAAGTATGGCTCTTAAGGGCAATACAAATGCTAAAGGAGCTAGAGGTGGCGCTACTGTTGGTGCTATTGGCGGTTTATTTGGTGTACCAGGCTCTTTAGTGGCTGGTATGGTTGCACAGAATCATGCCAACAAGTCATTAGGCACAGCTAATAAAGCACAAGGCGAACGTGTTCTTAGTAGACAACGTAAGGCGTCAACTGGAATCGGAGCAGCTTCTGTAGGCGCATCGATTGGTTATAAGTCGGCGATGATGGCTAGTCCTGCAACAATGCTAGCAGGTTTTAAAGGTGGCTCTATGATATCGAGTGCTGCGTTAGCTTCTGGCGTTGGTATGACAAAAGGAATGGTTGTTGCTGGAGTAGGCGGTGCTGTTGCAGGTGCTATTATTGGTGGCGGTATGAATTACTTAGCCTCTCGTGCTGGTTCTGCAATTATTGGAAGTCCTGAGAAAAAGAAAAATGTAGCGCGTGATGTAAAAGCACTACAAGCACACATGAAGGCAGGTAAACCCTTATCTGCCACTAAGATGACTAAACTCGCTTATTAGGTTTAAAAATGGCCGTTAATGCTAACACACAAATTTATGACAAGACGCTAGATCGTGCTGCAATGACACGCCTTTATGAAAGAAGAGTCTCCGGAAAAGTAGATTTAATCATTGATGGCCATGTCCTACGTCTTGACAAATTAATAAAAGCTTTTGAAAGTATGAACCCCTTTCGTAAAGAACTGGATAGAGAACTTACAAAGACTTACAAAAATGTAAATAATACTGTACATAAAGACTTATTGTCTTTAACAACAGACCAGTTATCTTTTGCCTATCAAAAGGTGGAAGTAGCTATGGGTAATATTTGGCGTACAGAAAGACCTAAGCAAAGAGTTGCAGAAGAAATAGCACTAGCAAATCCACTTCACAAAAACCAAACAATGGAACAAGGTTGGAGTGGGATTGCTAATAATGAAAAGATTAGACTAGAAGCTGTAATACGTAAAGGTATTGCTGACGGAAAGACAATGGACCAGATAGCTCTTGAAGTTCGTACTGGTAATGTACATAAGATTACAAGAACACAAGCTAAGGGTTTAGTTATTACTGCTGTTACTTCTGTGTGCTCTCAAGCTGATCATGCAATCTATAAAGCAAATGGTAAAGCCTTACAAGGGTGGCAATATGTATCTGTTCTTGATGCTCGCACAACCCCTATCTGCGCTGGTCGCGATGGGCATATTTATGACATTTCTGATACTGTACATCTCCCTCCAGCTCATTGGCATTGTCGTTCAACAACTACTCCTGTGTTTAAATCATGGGAAGATATGTCAAAGCTTGAAGGAGTTGCACAGGTTCGTAAACGAAACTTAGCAGGACTTACGGATGATCAGAAAGCCTTTTATGATGGCAATACACCATTAAGAGAAAGTTATAATGACTGGCTGCTAAGACAACCTCAAGACATCCAATTAAGACACTTAGGTGATTATAAAAAAGTTAGTATGTTTAATAGTCAGCAGTTAACTTTAGACAAATTTACGAATGATGAAGGCAATACTATTGGTATTACTGAACTGAGACGTATGACGGACTCTACGTATACTCTTCCAAATGATACACAAAAGTTTGCTAATGCTAAAGCTAAATTAGATGCGATGCAATTACATGCAACAACGCCTGAAGCCTTTTATCAAGATACAAAATTAGTAAATACATTAAGAGATTATTATTTATTACAAGCTGGCGAATTAGATGGTACTCTATCCCTCACAAACTATCGCGGTTCCCTCTTACATACCAAGAAGGCTACCAAATCACGAGTACTCAACAGCTTGCCAACAGAAGAGCAAACAATCTTCAATCCAGTTACAGGTCGTTACGAAGACGTCAGATTGTACCAACCAAACGTTGAGGTATTAAATAATAACCTAAGATTACTACGTGAAAGCCCTGTATTAAAGCAAGAAGATAAAGACTTCATTGAGAAGTTTATTGGCAGTCTTGATGAAAAGATGGGTGCTAATGAAAGAGCTGCTGTAGCAGATAATCTTCGTATTATATTCACTAGGTTCCGTAATAACGGAGAGCAATGGGGTAACTTCAAGGCTGTAGTACAAGGTCAGATTAAGTTTGATGTAATGAATGTATCAGATTCTCTTGAAACACAATTAAGAAGAGATACTGATGTACTTAAGAAATTAACGCAAGACAATTACATTGACCCTATACTAGGCCCTACTCAGCTACAAGATCTTCATGATAATTTTATCAACAATATTCGTGCTAGAAATAACTGGGAAGATAGTGTTGCTCCTAAGATTGCTAGAGAATTACGCAATGTATTTGATTACAAGATACCTATTAAATTAAAAAGAATGCCTAATGGCAAAGAACGATTATCAGAAGCTGATTTAGATCAATTTTATTTACGATTTGCGCACAGATTAAGTATGGCAGATATGCCGGATAGAGATCAATTTGCAGTTGCATTAGGACGTGACTTATATAATATGTCAGGCTTAAATGGTAATCGCAAAGAATGGTATGATTTAGGGATGTCAATGTTAGAAGCAAAGAATGTTACTAAGTTCTTTGAAGTAGAAACATTTGGCGTTCAAAAGCGAAGAATGAAAAGCAGATTGAGCAACAGTCTGTTTGGCCCTTATTATGACACTCTGTCATATAACATACGGGTTACTGATCCTCGTGTACAAGAGTATGCGCAGCTCACAAGGAAAGTGGAAGTCGGCCTACGTGTTGGCGTTACATCTGAGAAGAACAAGTTGCTATTCCGCGAGGGTTATAAAACGTACTTTATTGACAGAGGTCTCCTAGGTTTAGAAGATACTCGTATTCCCATTACATCTACAAACAGCTTTAGTGATTTTCCTGAACAATTTGTTGATAAGAACCTAGCTAATGCTTTAAATTGGGCATCAAAGTCTAAGTATAAAATTGACGAAGATTTTTATGATTTTACAAAGAAATTATTGTACTTCGAAGATGATAGAGGCAACGCTAAGAAGTATAACGAATTGAATGAATATAAACACTATATTTCTTCTAGGGGAGATGCCTATGAAAGATTCAAATCGATGGACTGGTTACGGACACGAGGATATTCTTTTAGTAATCATGCTTTTGTTGACCATCGTGCTCGTATATATGATCGCGGACTCATTAGTCCTCAGTCAGGAGAGTCCTTCAGACCATTCCTTAATACCGAACAATCAAAAGTGTTGGGTGAGGCTGGATACAGAAACTTCAGAGACCAAATAGGTGCATTTATGGGCGGTCTTAATGATACTTTTGAAGGGCGATATAATTCATTATCCTTTACTGGTAGACAAAAGATTGCTGATAAGCTATGGCCAGATATGGTAGATATTGGCAACAAGATGCTACGTGGTAAGCCTGCTGATCTTCGTGCTATATTAGAATCAGAAATGGTACAATTAGTAGATGGTGAAGAACTAGGCAAGTTCTTTAGGTTTGCTATGGAATCAGCTAAGATAGATAATCATTTAAAAGCTGGTGGTACTATGGAAGACTATAAGACAGCCTTAGCTTTAGAACAAGATGCTTCATCTTCTGGTGCTCAAATTATTGCATTAACAACAAAGAACAAACAGTTAGCTGAATTATCTAATGTTGTACCTACAAATCAAAAACGTAGATTGTACGATGAGATTGCTGCTGCCACTTATAATGATCCTCGTTTTAAAGTATTAAACGAGAAGTTGGGGTTAAATGAAAAAGATTTACGGAAGGCGGCTAAAGCTCAGAACATGGTTACTTTTTATGGTGCAGGTGAACGAACTGGCATCCTTAATGTGGAAGGCAAGCTCGCAAAGATTTTGGAAAAGGCACCTGCAAAGCCTATAGAGGTTAAGGTAACAGAGGGTTTGTTATCTGAAAGACAAGACTCAGCTGGTTTACTACGTGTATTAGGTGTTGAAAACAAAACAGATCCAAATTATGTAGGGACTCCCGAAGAGATTATTAAAGCTCAAGGTGATCTAATTGCTAAAGCTATGAAAGGTAAGTTATCTCCTGCAGAATTAAAAGATACATTTAAATGGTTACATACTGCTGATATTGAATTGACAGATGCTCGTAGAGAAAGAGCTACATATAAAACATTTGATCATAAGACTGGTGAAAAATTCTCTAAAGAAAAGATAGCTGAAAATAAGGCTAAATTTGAACAGCGCTCAAAAGGCGATACTAAGAAATATATTGCTATGCAAGTTGTAGAAGAACTCGGTGAGTTTTTGGATGAGCATTTAAAATCTTTAAATGTCCCTTCCAATTCAAGAGCTTTTAAATTACTAGAAGCTCAAAAGCGTATCTTAAAGTCAAATAGATTTGGTGAAGACACTATTATTAAAGATGAAGCTAGTGTTTATAATTTAAAGACAAATAAACAAGCTGCTGAAATGGCTTTAGAAGATGCAGAATTTACCGTTGCTACAGCTGATACTGAAAAGACTATAGCAGATCTTAACTTAGCATTACAAGAAGAATTAGTCAATGTAACTAAAAAGCCTGAATCTTTTGCATCTACTTTAGTTGTTAAAGCATCTGATCGTGATAAGGTACTTAATGAAATATCTGCAAGAGCAGCGAGATACGAAAGGTTTGACCCTGAAACAGCTAATGAGCTTAAAGAACTCAGAGCGAATGTACGAGATATCTTTAATAAAGGTCAGGATCCTGGCGACGATATTATGGAAGCGCTCTACTTCCTCGATCCAGAGACTAAACAGTTAGTTGAAAAGATGTCTCATCAATATGGCAGAGTCGTAACACCTGCTGACTTCCAAGCTATTGCTAAAATTATGTCTGAACAGTTAAGTGAGCAAGTACCTATCTTAAAAGACTTTACTAAGTTCTTTGGTAGACTTGCTGAAGACTTTTTAATTAACTCTAAGCCTTCTAAATCTGCATTTGATTGGAAAGATATTGGTGCTACTGGTATTCTAGGCACACGTAAGAGAGGTTATGTACTACCTGATCGTGTGAGTGAAATACTAGGGTTAAAAGCTGGTGAGCCTCTGTCTGAAAAGTTTTTGAGCAGATTTAACGGATGGAAACCAGACGGACCTTTATCGGACTTACTATTTGGTGTTAAAGCACCAGATAATAGACGTACAGGTTTTAAAGTCTTTAAATTAGAACCTATTGAAAAAGCAACTATATCAAAAGGTTTTGAAATATTCTATGCAAATAAACTTCCTACGTCATGGACTAATGTGCCTTGGGTTAATTTTGACGGTAAAATTATCGAACAAAATTTCACTCAGACATTTGAGGAGCGTCTAGCTTATAAGGATAAAGACGGGAATTGGGTTAACAATATACTACAAATACCTCAAAAGACAGAAGCTACATGGTGGGAACAAGTCGTAAACGCAGATGGGAAAATTAATGATATCGCAGACGCAGGAAAAGCAAGAACAGCTTTTGCCGTTAACGGGAACCATTCCAACGACGCCACATTGGTCAAGAATTTCCATTTGTGGGGAAAGGAAAATGATATTGCCACAAGTACAATCCACGATGCCTTCTTTGCAAACGCAGCAGATATGCTCAATGCAAGAGCAGGGATTAGAAAGTTGTATGCACGAACTCTTGATGCGTCACCCGTCTTATCTACTCTGAATGAGATGAAAGCTCGCGGGTTGCCTAAAGAACTATATGATCAGTACTTACAAGAAGCTATTGACAAGGGATTAATACCTGTAGAAGGGGTGTCCGTTGTTGGCGGCAAAGTACTAAAGAAATCCGATATTCTCACCAAAGAGAATATTATGTCAGATATACCTGATCCTACTAAATTTGAGGATGATTGGGGTTTTTATGGCATAGGCTGAAAAGCTATAGCTATTAACATTCTTTAAACTATACCGAAAGGACTTAAAAATGGAAATTACACAAGACTTCTTGAAAAAGAATTATCATTATGGAGATGGATTTTTATATTCTATTACTACAGGAAATTTAGTGGGTCATTTCAATGGGAGTGGGAGAGTTCAAATTACAATAAGACTAAATGGCAAAAAGAAACAATTTTATGCTCACCGTCTTATTTTCCTCTATCATAATGGGTATTTACCAGAAATTGTAGATCATATTGATAGAGATCCTGCTAATAATAGAATAGAAAATTTAAGAGCGGCAACACCAACAGAAAGCTCTTGTAATAGGATTACACCAAATGCTTCAGGCTATCCTGGTGTAGATAAGTATAATAAAAGATGGCGTGCAAAAATTAGATATCAAAATAAATATATACATATAGGATATTTTGATACACCTGAAGAAGCTTATAAAGCTTATAATACAACACGTCTAGAATTACATGGCGAATTTGCGCCACAAGGGTAAACTATGAATACTGAAATTAAAAGATGTAATTGTAAACACGAAGCGCAAGATAAACTCCACGGCAATGGGATGCGAGTTATGAATGCAACTCAAAAGAAAGACTTCCGTTGCACTGTATGTGGAGCAACACATAAGTAACTATTTGGTTGGGAGACCCCGTTAAATTAACCCTCAGCCGTCTCCCCCTATATTATAATTAATTATAATGATATATAATATAATATATATCTCTTATATAACCCCGTTAAATTAACCCTAAATATAGAAATTTAGAGATTCCATCATTATAGATTGTATCTGTAATATATAAACGAGTTGTACTCAAAGGAAATAAACAAATGTCTACCGAAACTGATGAAACAAAAACACAAGAAACTAATACTCCTGCTCCGGATAGTACTACTACCACTCCTCCTGTGGATGACGTGGACAGCAAAATCCAAGAAGCACTTAAGCCTATCAAATCGAAACTCGATAACGCGTATAAAGAGCGTGACGAAGCTTTAAGAAAAGCAGCAGAGTATGAACAGAAAGAAAAAGAAGCTAATATAGCACGTCTACAAGAAGAAGGAAAACACAAAGAAGCTTATGAACTTCAGTTGGCAGAAGCTAATGCAAAATTAGAGGCTGTAACAAAGCGTAACATAGAGCTTGCTCGTGATGCAGAAATTAAATCTGTATTAGCAAGTTATACGCTTAGAAATGATAAAGCTCGAGATATGGCCTATATGGATATAGCTAGCCAACTTGTACAAAATGAACAAGGTGTCTGGATTCACAAGAGTGGTGCTGATCTTAGAACGTTTGTAAAACAATTTTCTGAAAACGACGATAATTCTTTCTTGTTTAAACAAAAAGCATCATCAGGTGCAGGTAGCACTTCATCTAGTACTACGCCTTCTACTGACACAAAACCGAAATCAATATTTCACATGTCTCAGGAAGAGGTACTAAAACTTGCGGCGGAAGGAAAACTACGCCAATAAACTACTAAGGAATTAAAAAATGGCTGCAACAAGCGTTAACTATACCAGCGGAACATCTGGTAATAATAACAATTATGTATTACAAGAAGCTATTGGTGCTTATAGCGATGAAGCTTACACCACTGCTCGTAAACTTTCTGGTACTGGAATCACATCTAGCAACCCACAAATTGATACTAACACAGAAACCTTTATTGGTCAAATGCGTTGGTTAAAACCTTTAAATCCAACTATCAATATTGCGTCTTTAACAGATGCTACTGATGGTGCTAAAACTAACTATCAATCAGAATTTAGTACTTACATTAAAACTGTTCGTACTCATGGTGCTGAAAAAGTCAACATGACTGAAGTAGTTACACGTCAAGATGGTTTAGCTAAAATTGGTCGTGACTTTGGCGAAACTCGTGCGCAAGACGAACACAATGCAATTCTTTCTGTATTGAAAGGTGTTGCTATTTCTGAAGCACTATTAGGCACTGGCACAGGCGGCTTAGGCGGCCAAACTTTCACTAATGATCCTACAAGCATGAACAACGGTTTCTACGTTGATTTAGGCTCTACAGGTAAAATTGTTAGTGCTAATGGTGTATCACCTGCTGGTGTTGCTAACTATGCATACCAAGGTGCATCACGTGCAGAAAGCCTTTTAAATGCGTTCGGTCAAGCTTTCAAAGACTACGAACCAGAATGGGCATACTTAGCTGTGTCTCCTGAAGTATTAGCGTCTTTCCGTTCAGCTAATTTCGTTGATGAAATTACTATTACCGAAGGCAACATGAACTTCCAAACAATCTTCAATGGTAAATTCCGTTTGATTGTTACACGTGCTAACCAATCTTTAAGCACTGATGAATTGACTGCCCTTAACTTAGGTGCTGGTGTTGACATTACAGGTACTAAAACCTCATTTATTATCTTACCTGGTGCTATTGCAATGGAATCATTAGCAGTGCCTGATTCTACTGAAGTATACCGTGATGCTAACAAATACAAAGGTGGTGGTGTTACTTCTGTCTGGTCACGTTGGGGCTATGTATTAGCACCTGCTGGTTATGACTGGAATGGTGATGTAACTAAATTCCCAAGTGATTCTGATTACTCTCAATTCCGTGCTGCTGGCGCAACTGTTGCTGCTACTGGTGTTAATGCAGGTAACCGTGCAAGTGTACAAGGTGCTTGGAAACGTAAAGCGTCTTCTGCATTGTCTTTAGGTATCTTGCCTGTATTCCATTCTTAAGGAGTAGGTTATGGCACTCGTTAAAGGTGTTAATTCTTATGCTAATTTGACAGAGGCCGATACTTATTTTGAAAACAAGTTAGACGTGGCTGCTTGGCTTGATGCTGCTGATACTCAAAAAGAGCAAGCATTATGTACAGCCACAGCTATTCTCGATGAATTGGTATGGATCGGAGTCATTTATGACCCTTCTCAAAGTTTGGCATTCCCTCGAAAAGATGCAGAATACTTCGATCCTAAACAAGGTACTATGGTAGAGTTATCTGGTATTCCATTGAGAATAACAATCGCTACCTATGAACTTGCATATCATCTTTTAAACAATGATGGTCTATTTGATGACACAGGCATGGTAAAGAATCTTAATTTAGGTGATATTAGTTTACAGACAGTGATGCCTGCTAACAAAATACCACGTATTGTAAGAAGCTATATCAACCCATTACTAACTAATAGTGGTGCAAGAACATGGTGGAGGGCTAACTAATGGCCTACAAAGGACTTATTGGAAACCAGTTGACATTGGCATTTAACATGGCTAAAGATTTAGCTGTGTCAATGACGTTCATGAGTGCCACAAAAGAATTTGATTTTAGCACTGGTGCTGTAGACACTACTGCCTCAAGCAGTGTCATTGTAAAAGCTATTCCCGTGAAAACAAGAAAGACAAAAGACTCTGAATCCTTACAAATCTTAATTAAGAACAAGGATGTCGGTGACGTGTCTCTCTTTTCTACTGTTGTGAATGACGGCGTGGAATGGACTATTAGTGCTACGATCATCTCAAATACATACACGAGTATATTAGAACTTACGAGGTCATTATAATGGGAAAATTCGTAGGTGTTGAGAAAGATATATTTAGTGTATTTGCTACCCCTGCGTGGGTGGCAGAGAGTATAAAGACATTCCCATCGAACTATATAACTGTGAATAGTGGCAAGGAATTTATCCGAGTCTCTGTGATACCTAGTGGTTACGGCATAAACCGTACTTCTACTAGCGGTATCCTCATGATTGATATTTTTATACCTGCCGGAGGAGGCACAAGACGTGCTTTCGAGATTGCAGACACATTAGATTCCTATTTAGTGAATAAGGCTATCAGTCATTTAACCGATAATGCTCAAACCCAATTTGGGTTCAGTTCGATTAGTCCTAATGGGATCGACAAGGACAATCCCTCACTATATAGAGTCACTTACTCTATCACGTTTAACTACTTTTGTTAAGGAATAAAAATGGCGGCTAATCATATTAGTTCTATTAGTAGTGCAATGTATACAAACCTTTGCATTACAACAGCTACAAAATCAGCTTCAGCATTACCTACTGGTGACGGTGTAGCAACACCTTTTGCCGTATATACTGCAGGCTCACCTGAGTTTACAGAAATTCGTAATATTAAAGAATTTCCTGCTATTGGTACACCAGCTAATATTGTCAAAGTGCCTGAATACGGTTCAGAAACTTCTTTCCAAATTCAAGGTCAAGCTGATGCTCCGCAAATGGAGATTACACTTAACTATGTACCTTCAGAATGGGCAGAAAATAAATTGCTTAATGGTGGCGGTATTAAAGTTGGCGATAAGAAAATCTATATGTTTAGGTTTGCTTTATTGTCTAAAGCAGCTAACAACACTCTTATCGATGGTTTTGGCGGTACTGCAAACTCTTGCTATTATTTCTTAGGCAAATTGGAAGCCTTAGAAGTAACTCCAAGCTTAACAGACGCAATGACTGCTAAATTGACTATTTCTGTACAATCGTCAATCGTTGGCGCGTACTCAGTTGCTTAAGGAGATCAACTAATGGCACATATTAAATCTTTGGGTGCTGCACGTTATGCAGACCTTTCTGTATCTTTGTTAGCAACCGGTACTGCAGCTGAATATACCAATGCCAATGGTATTACATTTGCGCACATGGAAACTATCTTAGCTACGATTAAATCAATTTCTGGTAAAAGTGGATTATCTTCTGCAGCTGGCGACAATACAGCATTAGCTGCTGCAATGTCAGCAGTACCTGTTACTGGTAATGCGGTTGGCTTGTTTGCAAAAGAAGCAGTAGCTTCTGGAGACACCACTTTAAGTTTAGCTAATACTAAAAACTATATTAGAATTAAACATGTAAAAGAATTCCCTGCTATTGGTACACCTGCGAATATCGTTAAGGTGCCTAATTATGGTAGAAAAAGTTCTTTGCAAATTCAAGGTCAAGCCGATTCTCCTACAATGGAGTTAACACTTAACTATGTACCTTCATTATGGGAAAGTAATACACTCAGCACTGAAGACGCTAGCGGATTACCTGTTACTTCTTTTGCCAAAATTGGTGATGGTCGTGTTTATCTATTCAGATTTACCTTATTAGATACTAAACCAGATGGCTATAATGCTATTAAAGGTACTATTACTAATGAAGATTCTATTGCTGATGATGGTAACTTGACAACTTTAACTGCTGCAGAAAACACAAGCTATTATTTCTTGGGTAAACTTGAAGCTTTAGAAGTAACACCAAGCTTGACTGATGCAATTACAGCTAAACTAACAATTGCTGTACAATCAGATGTTTACGGTGCTTTCACTGTAGATTAATCTATATTTCCTATATGGAATGCTCAACGGCTGGAGCAATTAAAACAAGAAGGCCGTCTTTATATTAAGGATGACTATGGAATTCGATAAACCATTTAGCTTGGAATATGTAATTGGGATTACAGTCAAGCATATGCTGAAAAGCATAGATATAAGTATTAATAAAACATTCGAAAGAACTAAAGATGAGTCTCTGTCTCCTGCAAAGAAAACAGAAGCTTTCGAAACTCTCTCAATTTTACATCAAATGCGAGCACAACTAGATGAGCGCAAAATCAATAAAGGTAAGTAACATGTCAGAAGCAAAAGGTATTAAAGCACTTGTTGGTCAACGTATGACTAAAACAGTTAAGTTCTTAGGTGGAGATGTTAAGATCTCTAAGTTAACTGTTGCTGAAGTTTTAGAAATTCAAGCAAAAGCTAAAGACGCAGAAAAAGATGAAAACGCAGGTTTAGAATTATTGAAAACTGTTATTCGTTCTGCTGTTGAAGGCGGTTCTGACTTAGATGATAGTGATTTTGATAATTTCCCAATGGATGAATTATCACGTCTTTCTAATGAGATTATGAAGTATTCTGGATTAGGCCAAGAAGCGGGAAAGTCTGCTTAAATCCTGAAGAGCTTTCAATCTTTGAATTAGCTTTTCATCTTAAAATGCCTATCTATAAAATGTATGAAGAGATGACTTATGAAGAACTACTAGGGTGGTTTAGTTATCTTGAACAAAGACCTATAGAATGGCGTGCGGATGACAGGGCAGCTAAGCTTATACAAGTACAGGGTGTCAAGGAAAAACCTTGGCAACTGTTTACTTCATTAGATGCTATTTACAATCCAAAATCTAATAGCAATAAAGAGGAAGGCGAATTTGATGCGAATAACTTTAAACGCTCTGGATTCTTCCAACAGCTAATGAAAGCTTCAGGGGGAGAGGTATTAAAATGAGTATTAAAGTTACTTTAAATCTAAATGAAATTTTACAGGCAAAAACACAAGCTGCTATAAATGATACTGTAGATACTTTAGTAGAAGCATTAAAAGCTGCCACTCCTGTAGACACTGGTCGCGCTAGAGATGGTTGGCAAAACGTAGATGGAAAAATAATTAATGATGTTGAATATATCAGTGAATTGAATGCAGGCAGCAGTAAACAAGCTCCTGCATACTTCATTGAACGGACATTATTAGAACATAGTCAAGTAGACTCTAATGGTGTTATTGTTACACCTACAAACTAATAACACCCCTTTATTATTACCTTATGGTATTAGTGGAGGGGTTTTTAATGGAGAAACAGGATGTCAGGTATAGTCATCGAAGTCGAAGCAAAGGTATCCCAAGCAGAGACTTCATTAGAACGATTAAACGATGTAGTACGAAATATCACAGCAAGCCTTAAAGCTGTTGATAAAGGATTGGAAAATCTATCACTTAAGAAAGAAGTTCCATTAGACAAAACAGAGAAAGCTTTAAATAATTTATCACCTAAAATCGATAAGTTGCAAAGCAGCACTGATAAGTTATTTAAAGGTTCTTCTAATGTAGATAATCGATATTCAAAGGAATTTGTTAATATTGGTGTATCTGCAGAAATGGCAGGTAAGCGAGTAGAAAAGGCTTTTAATGATATTACATTAAAACCTAACGATGCTGCATTAAAAAGTTTTTCATTTGAAATTGATAGAACATCTAGAAAGATATCTAAACAAATGTCAGAAGGTATTTCTAAAAAAGATCTTAGAGATACTGAAAGTAGTCTATTAAACATAAATAAAAGTATTACAGGTATTTCAGGTAATATTACAAGTGCCGTTGGTTCTATTGGTACTGCAATTGCCGCTTTTGGCTCTATTGCTACCATTGGAATGTTTGTAAAATCACTATCAGATATTACGTCATCTTTTACTGAAATAGAATCTAAGATTGCAATGGTAACAGGGCGTACTGTTGCATTCTCAGAAGCACAACAAGCACTGTTAAAAGTTGCTGCAGAGACACGTACTACCTATGGAGCTACTGCAGATGCCTTCTCAGGTGTTGGGCGTGCTATGAAAGACGTTGGGGCAACTAGTGAGCAACTGTTCAGAGTTACTAAGGTATTGCAGCAATCGCAGGCGTTGTCTGGCGGCTCGTCAGAGGGCTTTAAAGCGGCAATGATGCAGTTGAATCAAGGCCTTTCTTCTGGCGCACTACGGGGCGAAGAACTCAATTCTGTGCTAGAACAGGCACCTGCTATTGCAGACGCACTTGCGCGGTCTTTACACGTTTCTGTAGGCGCATTAAAAGGAATTGCTGAACAAGGTAAACTAACAACTTCAGTAGTTTTCAGTTCATTGCTAAAGCAAGCCGATTATATTAATGATAAATTCAAAGCTATTAACCCAACGCTAGGCAATGCAATGGAAGCTGGCTTTGAAGGTGCTAAACGATTTGCCTTTGAATTAGACAAAGGATTAGGTCTCTCTCAAGATCTTGCAAAAGCTGTTTCTAAACTAACATCCGGGTTAGGCACAAAAACCAGTGGCATTAGAGTCTTTGCAGCTGACTTTGATGTACAATTAAAAGAAGCAATTATACGTGTTAAATCGTATATGCAGCCTTTGACACAAGTCGTTACAGCACTGGGGCAAGAATTTTATAGAGTATTTTCTTCTTGGAAAATTCCAGAAGGTTCCCAAAAGCCTCTAGATGATCTGATACGTAAGTTTACAATATTTAAATTTGTACTTACGCATACAGACCCTGGAACAGATACTAAGATTTTATTTAGAAAAGTAGAAACTGCAATTGTAGACAGTGTAAAAACTATCAGTGATTTATTAGATAAGGGGATAAAACTTAGCGATAAGTTTATTATGCCTATTATTGATAAGATTAAAGATTTGTATCCTAAAGCCAGAAAAGCGTTATTAACAACCCTAGATGGTCTCAGAAGTGTCATAAAAGAATCAATGTCAGTACTTGCTGACGGCTTTGAAATTGGTGCTGAATTTGTTAAACCTATTATTAGAGAGTTGACTAAGCTGCCAGATCAGCTAATACTAATTTTTAATAAAGTAGCCAAGGCTTTAGGTAGTGCTGCTTCTGCTACCAGTTCGCTTGCTGATGGCGTTGCAGATTTATTAGATTCTGTTACCCTTAAAGTAGGTGATTTAGACGGTATTTACGAGTACTTAAATAGCTTTAAAGATAAAGTAATTACTATCTTCTTTAAAATATGGGATGCAGTTATTGGCCACTCATGGTGGACTGATACAATTGATAGTATTATAGATACTTCCAAGTCTCTTTGGGAAAAAGCTTCTCCTGGCCTTATACGCTTTAGAGATAGTATAATTGCGTTATTTAAAACTATTGCTAGTACGGTTACTACAGCATTTAATGATGCTATGGTTAAGCTTAATATAGAACCTAAATCAGTCTCATTTAAAATACCAATAAGTATAGATGATGCTAAGGTACAATTTGAAGGCGTGTATGACAGCTTTGTAAAAACGTTTGATAAATTTAAAGATGATTTCCCTTTACTATTCAAAGCAATAGCAGCAGGCGTTGGTGCGATTCTTGTAGGAATGTTCTTACCTTCTGGCAATTTTGTATTATTGCTTGAAGCAGCTTTAATTTCAGCTTCGATTCAAAGTGCTACAATGTTTGCAGAAACAATTGGCAGAGACTTAGGGGACGCAAGCCTTTTAGCTGGTTTAGGTAATAACTTAGGTGCTGCAGCTGGAAAGCTCTTTGCATCATTCCTTGCTAATATGCCACTACTTGTTAGCGCATTCCTTGGCTTTATTAGTGAATTTACAAAAGAATTCTTAAAGCAATTACCTATCATTGGAGTGGCATTTAAAGCTCTCTTCGGAATAGCTGGTGCCTTTGGCATGGCAGGGCCTTTAGGTCTTGTAGGTGCTATATTCTTCGGCAGAGGTATATTAGGCATAATGGCAACATTTGGCTTTTATACTGAAGCGATAACGGGCTTCATGGCAAAAATGGCAATTCTTGGTAACTTCTTTGGAGGCGGTGGCGGGTTAATCTCTAGGTTATTATTTGGAGCAGGTAGAGCTTGGCATTTTCTTCCTATATTAGGATTAATAGCATCTCTATCAGGTGCTTTTGATGCATTGTATAATGATTCTAGTCTGAGTGCTTTAATCATTAATGGCGGTTTAATCTATTTTGCAATCTTTGGTAAAGGCGGTTTAGCTGGATTTGCTAAAATAGGTATGTTAGTTCGTGCTAATATTGTAGGCATACTATCAGAGTTTACTGCAACAGCAGGATTAGCATCTAGTATTGCAGCTGGCGGTGCCTTTGGTCCAATGTTAATGGCTGGTATTCGTAATTTCAGAAACTTCTTTAGAGGTGTTTCTGCGATGTCTGCAATGTTTTTCTCTTCTTCATTGAGCAGTTGGGCACAATACTTTACCAGATGGATAGCAGTTACAGGCTTTTCTGGCAATATACTTAGATTCTTTAGAACCTTTTATTTAAATATCTTTGGTCCAATTACTGCAGCCTCATATTCCTTTGCACCGTTAGCACAATCTTTTGTAGCTGCAATTAGTGCTATGAAAGCAGCTGCTGTAAGCTTTATAATGACTGCAAGAACTGCAGGTATTGCGATGGGCGGCTGGCTTGCTGCACTGACAAGAATGTTATTAGGTGGACCAGGGATTTTAATACTTGTTGGATTAATTGCTTCTTTATTTAGCAAATCAGCTGATGCTGCTGAATCCTTTAGAGAAGAAAGTAACAAAGGTTTCTTTGAAAACTTAACTGATAATATTGCTAATCTTGATATTATAGGCTATTTTAGAGGACTGAAAGATAAGCTTGATGCAATTGATTTTGGAGGGATGCTTGGTGTAAACTTTAAAGTCTCTATATATGCTGCTCTAACAGCAGTCACTGCGGCTTTAATGCTGTTTAGTACAAATGTACGTAAAACACTTATGCTCTTGGCTGGCGACTTGTTAGTATTTTCAGGTAAAGCTTTATTCAGCATTGCAGCATTATTTAGTCCTGTAGAAGTTTTAGCAGCTGGCGCACTATTGCTCAAAGCAGGCTGGTGGGCTGGTGTAAACCTCAATAGAGGTTTAACAATGGGCTTTGCGCTTAAAGATACTATTATCTCAATTATTATGAGACTTCAGGCAACAGCAGCTTTAGCTGGTGCAATGAGAACCTTGGGCATAACAATGGCTGTCGGATTGTTAGGAGCGTTTTCTGCAGAGGCTATTGGATTTGCAGACTTCTCAGCAATGTCTGTGTTAGGCTTTACTGCAATTGCCGCATTTATTTATCCTATTTTAAACGGTTTAACGGTGATTCCTGCTGCTATTACTGCAGCATTTACTGGCGGTACGATTATGCAAGCTATTGGTGTATTATCGGCTAGAATATTATTGATGTTTGCACCATTAGGCTTAGCTGCTGCAGGTGCCTTTGCAGGCGCATGGGCAGGTGGCCAGTTTGGTGATGACATGGCTATGATAGGTGGACTTGCTGGCGCTTTGTTAGCCTTTAAGTTTACTGAATCAATTATGACAGGTATCACTGAGTTCTTGGCTGTTGGTGCAAGACTCATGACATTAGGTTGGGTAGGTTTAGCCTTAACAGCTGCTGGACTTATTTATGCATGGTTATTTGGTAGTGACAGTACTTCATTATCACAAGATTTAGATAGTATAATTGAAAAGACTCGTACGCTGTTTGGTATGAAACCTAATCCTGTTGATTTTAGAACTGGATTGCGTTTAGATGATTTACAAGCAGCTGCAACAATGGGTATTAAGATTGATTATAAAATTGATCCTATTAGTGCTGCATTAGCTTCTGACTCCTCCAAAGAAGCTGTAACAAAAGCCACAGAAGATTTAGCACAGGCTATTAGAGATGCAAAAGCAGATTGGGATATTTCAGGTTTAACTCAGGATCAAAGAGATCTATTACAGAAGAAAGTAAAAGCTACTGCAGCTCGTGTTGATGCCGCTTCTGCTTCTACGCCTTTTGTATTTAAAGACTTTGGAAAGAACTTGACCCAAGCTCAAAGATATCGTCCAGATACTCTTTGGGGGCAATTGCAAAGACAAGGTGCACAAGCAGCTTTAGATGCTGAGTTTGAAGTTAAATTAAAGCAATTGTCTATAGCAAGTAGAATGCCATGGAACCAGACATCAGCTGCTAGATTAGATCTTAAAAGCCAAAGAGATGCAGTTTCTCTTTCTAAAGATACTACTTACAATGCTAACTATTCTCCATTAGATGCTGAAACAGCTAAGTTAGCGCAACTTACAAAAGGCTTTGATAATCTTGGCCCTGTTGGTCCTAAGATGATGGCGCATCTCAAAGATACTGGTAGAGAGATTATAGCTCTAACTAAGCAAATAAATGAGAATAAGTATTGGTTCTGGGAGCACCCTAACGGTAAGATATGGGAAAATGCTGCTCCAGATCCTAAGCTAATTGCACAAATGAAAATGCTTCGTGCAGAGTATAAATCAACTGCAGAAGATATTGTGCGTTATAGTACTCTCATGAAAGCTGCTCAATCTTTTGCAGGCAGAATAAGTTCTATTGCTAGCAAGTTTGATATGAAAGGTGTTGAAAGTAAATTAGACACTAATAAAATATTTGCTAATAGTGACACTGCTGTTAATCGAATGGAAAAGCTTGGTGAAGCTGCTGAAAGACTTTCTAAAAGCCTTGAGGGTGTATTTGATGTAAAAGCTAAGAATGATATTATTCTTAATATTGAAGAAGTTGTTAAGCAGAAAGAAAGACTTAAAGAAGATTCTGTACAGTCTTACAAGTATGCATCTCCTGTAATACCTAAGATGGCAGAAGAATTAGGATTAGGTGCAGGCAAAGCAGCTGCAGGATTACCTGAAAATATATCAGGCCCTGTATTAGCACGTATGACTGAATTAAAAAGACAACGTGAAGACTTTTTAAATAAGCCAGTTAGACCTGTAAATCCTGATTTAGTGCCTCAAGACTTTGTAAAAGAAACTGCGCAAAATAAGCATGAAACAATGGTATACCAAGGTGATATGCGCCTTTGGCAGACCCGTAAAAAGAACCAAGAAACTGTTATTAAAACACTTGAAGAAGAGTTTGCAAATAATAAACTAGGTTCTACGCAAGCTGCATTAATTCAGGCTAAAAGAGAAGCCACTAAGATCCAGATGGAGGAGCCTGTTAAGCCAGCATTAGCAATGCTAGATGCTAAAGCACAACAAGCTAAAATGGAAAAGCTTCGTATTGAATACAAACAGAAATTAGAAATCTATAAGAATGATAATTTTGAGTATTTTGATAAGTACATGAAGAATCTTGTTGAGTCTTTTGATCTTGGTGACGAGTTACGTAAAGAGCTTTGGAGCAATGTCAAAACAAAACCAGGACAAATGGCGGATGTTGCTAATAAGCTTAATATTGATATTGGCGATTTGTATAGTACATTTGGTGCTGATGTAGCTGCAGGCTTACTACAACAAGCTGATGATGTTGCTGCTGCTATTGATCGTGCTATGGCTACTCAACAGTACGATAAACTACCAGCCTTAAAGCAACGTAAGGCCGCATTGACAACTAGAATGGCAACCCCTGAGTTTAAATCTCGTGGTGCTATGGCAGAATCAATGGGACTTGATCAGAGTTTAATCCCTGGTATTAGCACAGACGTTTTAGATTCGTTAGAAGCTGGTTACAAAAAGATTAAAGAAATTGATACGTATCTTGAGATGAACAAGAATACTATTAGCGATGCCACTTATCAAGCTAAGATACAAGAGAAGTTAAATGAACAACTCTCAGGAAAGAAAGCTGCGTTAGATGCTAGCTTTGGAAGACCTTCTTTTGAACTTCAAGCACGTATAGGAACTAATCTTACGGGTGCTCAGTTATCATTAATCTCACAAACAGATGTAGATAACTTAAAAGCTGCTGAATTAAACTTAGCTAAAATTAAATTAGACTTAGATGGTTCAAATGCTAATGCAGATACTTTGACAGACTATTTCAAAGCACTAGCAGATGAAGCTGAAGCTCGTTATCAAGCATCTCGTAATGCTGCATCCAAAACAGGTGCAGGAATGATGCAATCACTAGCTGATGTTAATTTTAGTGGTGCTAGTAAACTTAACTTGTTACCTCCTGCAATTGTACAAAATGTAATTAAGCTTAGTAACTATATTAAAGATCTTAGACATAATCTAGAACAACCAACCTCTCCTGAAGCTTTTATTGCAATTAATAAAGAAATTGCTAAAACAGAAGAGGCGTTAAGTTCTATCAGAGATCAGTATACTAGTCTCCAAGACAAAATTAGTTCTGTCAATGAAGTGTTTGGCGTTAGCTTTAGTAATATTGATTTTGTATCGTTAGGCTCTTCTTTGACTAGCACTTTGATAACTGTTGCTCAAAGTCTTAAAACAGAACTTGCAAAAGAAATGGAGAAAGGTTTCTTAAGCGTAAGAGCTGAGAGTATTATTAAGGTATTAGATAGCTTAACTACAACTGGTACTTACTTAAAATTCTTTGCTGACTTTAAGAAAAATGCTAGAGAAAGTTTAACAGATGGAATGAAATCTGCTTTTGATAAGATTAAATCAATTGCACCTAACTTTGGCTTTAGTCAAAATCAATTCCAAATGATGGATAAAGGTTCTCGTGACCAATATTCCAAACAAGCTTCTGACATAACTGCATTAACAGCTATTCAAGGGCTAAATGGTTTAACACAGAATCAAACAGATATCATCAATCAAAAACAACCTGTTGATGAAATGATGAAGCAACTGATTGATTCGTTTGATACTAATCAGTTAAAACAGTATGAAAAGCTAACTTCATCTCCTGTAGATCTTCAATTAAAAGCTGCTGATATACAATTAGAAGCTGCTAAAATGAACCTGGAGGCGGTTAAAGGCAAGGCACCTGAAGTAACAACACCTTTCAAAGAAGCTTCTAAGCAAACTACAGAAAGAGCTTTAGCCACAGGCCCACGAAGTGGTGTAACTTCATTAGCTGAAATGGCTAAGGATATTCCTTGGTCAGCTAATGCGCCTAAGCCTAAATTTAGACCTGATGTAGAACGGTGGGATTCATTAATACAAGACGCAGTGAAAGAATTTCCACGTGTAACAGTAGAAATGGTTAAGGCCGTTGTTGAACATGAATCTCGTGGATTAAATATTAAGTCAGGCATTACTCCAAAACCAGGTTATAAAGAAACCTCATTTGGATTAGGTCAGTTTAATGATGCTACTGCTAAAACATTTGGAGTTGATAAGACAGATCCTGCGTCTACAATAAGAGGTATTGCACAATATTTATCTCTAAATATGAAAACGTTTGGAAATACTCGTGATGCCTTTAGAGCATATGCCGTTGGGCCGACAGGTGCCAAACAAGGTTTAGGTCAAGATAAAGCTGATGAGTTTATGACTACATTAGCAACTGGACGTGCGCCTAAATCTGCACCTGTAACTACTTCTCCTGAGCTTATAAAGCCTACTGCTGAATCTGTTGCTAAATCTATTGAAGTCGCTGTTTCAAAACAAGGGGAGCTTAGCAGAGCTTTCAATGTAGACCTCATGGCTAGGATTAAAGAAATAGGTAAACAGAAACCGTTTGAAGCATATCAATTGGATAAACTTCAAAATCAGATTAACCCAAATGTTAGTACTCCAGCAGAATTATTATCTACTCATGGAGCTAAACTTGGCACTGATATTGTCGGTCAGATGAATGAAACTCAGATATCTTTGGCTACATCTCTTAACGAAAAATTGATGCAAGTTCAGCAACAATTTAATGCAAATCCAAGTACAGCTTTGCAACAAAGTATTACTACATACTCAGAAATGTTAAAAGCATTTACTGAAGGTGTTACAGCGGATGCTGAAGAGCTTGGTATAGCTAAGATGGTTGCATTCTCTTCTGCCAATTCTACCAACATCAGTAAATTCTTAAGTAGATTTAGCGGTATCAGTGAAGAACTTGTCATGACAATGAATGAAGCTGATAAAGCTTTAGCAAAGAATATGACAATTATTCGTGAGGATCTAAAAGATAAGCTAGCAGCTGACGCTAAAGCTGGTAAATCAACTACTGCTACTGCACTTAAAATATTAGATTTAAGCGATAATATTTCAGACCTAGGTAATAAGGCAATGGATGCAGCTAAAGAAATTAAAACAGCTGGTGAGTCTTTTGCTTCTGGATTTACATCTTCCTTTAAAGACGCTTTCAAAGGTTTAATGAATCAAGATAAAGCGGATGGTAAGTCTGTAATAGGTACATTTGGCAACAAACTCAAAACATCAATTAAAGACCAAGTACTAAACACTGTTGCTGATTCATTTACTAATGTACTTGAATTAGGTAAAGGCGGTAAACTTACAAAAGTATTACAAAATGTAGGTAAGAATTTATTTAGTACTATTGGTTCAGCTGGTAGCGGCATTAAGAAGATTCTTTCAGGCAATATGACTATGGAAGGATTTACGAGTGGTATTAGCGACTGGTGGAGTGGAATTACTGGCGGTGATACCACAGATACCTCTAATATGTCACCTGAAGAAATCCAGTTAACAGCTGCTGAGAAGTTTTCTAAAGCTGTCGATAAGTTTGCAAATGGTGGTGTAGGCGGTGGCTTAGGTGGTATTGCCAAAGCTGCAGCTGGTGGTGGATTCCTTAGTGGTTTAGGTGATACACTTATGAGTGCCTTGCCGTGGGTTGCAGGTGGCGCTGGTGTGCTAGGTTTAGGTGCTTTACTGTCAGGCAGTGGAAAAGGGAGTTGGAACGAAGGCACTAAAGGTCTTGGTGGTGATTTCTTCTCTTCATTTAATGGTGGTAAATCATCTAGTGGAAATCCTACAAGTTTCTTAAATCCTGTTACAGGTATATTTGAAACAATAAGAGAAGGCGGTTCATCTCTTCTTAGCGGAGTAGGTAAAGCTGCATCTGGTAATTGGAATGCAGATACCTTTGCAGGCATTCGAAGTGGAAACATGGATAAAGGCACTGGAGTGTTTGATAGTGTTACCAATGGGTTATCTAGCTTATTACCTGGCTCGCAAACAGGAGATATCTCTACGAAGTCTATAACAGCTCTCGGTCAATCTATGCAAAATAGTTTGCCTGATGCTAAAGTAGAGGGACTATGGGATATTTTATTATCACCGCTTATGTTCTTATTTAAATTACTAAAAGATGGCTTTTTAGGGATAGTAGGGATGTTTACAGGCGTAGGTCAAGGAGTAGGTACAAGCTCTGGTACTGGTGAAAGCTCTACAAGTCCTTCTGCAGGCAATACATCTAAATCACCATTTAGTGGTATGTTTGGATTAGCTGCTGGTGGTCAAGTTAAAGGACCAGGGACTCCTACTTCAGATTCTATACCTGCACTACTATCTAACGGAGAGTTTGTAGTAAATGCTAAAGCTACTAAAGATCATAGGGATCTTCTAGAAAAGATTAATAGTGGCAAGGTAATTAAACGTTCACTAGGTGGCATGATTGGTATGGGCGCTAGTTTAGCCGGTACATTTATGAAAGGCAAAACTGGTAGTCTTATTGGCACATTAGGCTCTGGTATTAGTGGCATAATGGGTATGATCGATAAACAGCAAGCCGCAGCTGCTAGTGAAAAGTTACTTGCAGCAGCTACACACCTAGAATCAGCTGCTACAGCATTAGAAAGTTTTGCAGCTAAGGGTGGTGTAGGTGGTGGTCTCCAATCAGCTGTCCAAGGTGAAGGTCAAGGCGGAGGTGGCGGTGGTCTGCTGCGAGGCGGTATTAAATCATTAATGAGCCAAGGGTCTAGTGGTGGTATCATGGATTCTATTCAAGGCTTCTTTAGTAATGGATTAAATGCTGAGCACGGTACAGATGCACTAGGTGGACAATCATTTGGTGTATTACAATCAGATGCCAACGCAAGTGTTGGAAGTTATGGTGTTCTTGCTGCTGATGCTAACTCTTCTATCAATGGTGCTGCAGCTGGTAACAGCTTTGGCGTAATGGCTTCTGACGCTAATGGCGGAGGAATGTTTGATGGCTTAACTAGTATGTTCAGTGAAGGCGGTTCGCTTAGCAATATGTTTGGTGGATTAACCGATGGCATTTCAGGTATGTTCCAAGGCTTAGTAGGTGGCGAAGGCGGTGGTGGCATTATGAGCATGTTCCAAGGCTTAGTCGGCGGTGAAGGTGGTGGCGGTATTATGAGCATGTTCAGCGGCCTCATAGGTGGCGAAGGCGGTGGTGGTATCATGGGTATGTTTAGCGGCCTCTTTGGTGGTGGTGGTGCAGGTGGCGCTCTTGGCGGCATTGGAGATATATTTGGCAGTCTTATGAGTATGTTACCATTTGGCTTTGCTGATGGTGGCAGTGTAAGAGGCCCAGGCTCTAGCACCTCTGATTCAATACCAGCTATGTTATCTAATGGCGAATTTGTTGTTAACGCAGCATCTACTCGAGAACATAGAGGATTATTAGAACATCTAAATAGCGGTAAGCCTCTGGCTAAACACTACCTAGGCGGTTTACACTTAGCTGATGGCGGAATAGCTACTGCAGCTGCGCCTATAATGACCACACCTACTGCTAGTTCTGCCAAGCCGTTACGTAGCAATAAAGACTCTACAGTAGTAAATTTAAACATAACAGGCGATATATCTCGTCAAACTCGCGCGGAAGTTTACAAGCTAATCCCTAATATAACACAGGGCGTAAACACGCATAATAAAGACAGCAACTATAAAGGATAATTATGAGTTACGGTATCTGTAATGAAAATGGAGACGTTATTGCTAGATTTGTTGTACCAACAACACTTGTAAGCAATCAACCTGTCTTCGCTACAGATACCCTTTCCTTACATAGAAAGACAACGGCAAGAGGTGCTCAGCGTTGGGAATTAACGTCTAACGTTGAGCCTTTGTATAATAATGCCGAGGCACTCTTTGTCAATCTAGTAAGAAGAGGGCATCATTCAGAAGTATGGATTAAGGCACCTCAAAATACAGGTGTAATTGCAAAACTGAGAAGTGTTACTGGAGATAATAATGTACTTACATTAGATATTGGTGCACGCTCAAATGTGAATGGCAATGGAAATTTAGTAATTACATCAACGCCTGCATATACAATCCCTATGGGAACTTTGATAACTCTATCAGGAGACAATAAGGTGTATATGTTATTACAAGATTTAGTACCAGACAGCTTATCTATTAGTGTATATCCTGAAATTCGTATTACTGCACCTAGCTCTGGCACTATGACTTATTCAGGTGTCAAGATGAGATGTTTATATGATATGGATACAATACAAGGTATGATGTATCAAGATGGGATTTTAATGGACATGGGCGCTATTAAATTTGTGGAGTACTTGTGATGATCATTTTATCAGATCATAATATACAAATGTTAGAGACTCCCGGTGCATACGCAATATTTGTGGTATCAATTTTAAATAAGGATAATGAAGTTATTTATGCTTCTACTACTCACTTTTCAGATATTATTATACCATGTGCATCTTTATTTAGTACGCCAGTCAAGGATTTAGGCGGTTATGTAATTTCCAATATGACGTATATTGCAGATGGTTCTCTAATGGCTTTACAAGCCCCTAAATTATCAACTTCAGTGGATAGAGAGCAATATAGTTTAAACATTGTGGATCCAGACTTACTTATTATTGCTGCAAAATATAATGGTCTTATTGGCTGTAAACTGAAGGTTGCATGCTTGTTTGCCTCTAATAGCAATATTAATATAGCTAAAGAAAATTTATTAATAGTGTATGCGGGTAGAATTACAGGCACAACACATACAAGAAAAACTCAACACCAAGGAGAGTCATTTTTGACTATTATAGGCGGTTCTCCAATGTATAATTTAGATCAAAAGAATGGTATTTATTTTTCTGATCCTAAAGTTAAAGAAAGAGACCCTCAAGATACTTGCGCAGAAAGAGTTTATATATCATCTAGAAACTATGCTTTACATTGGGGAAGATAATGACAGATCCGTTTTCGATAATCATGGCGATTGTTTCAATTGCAATGACAATCTATCAAATCATTGCAGCACCTAAGCCAAAACCGCCTCCACAAAATATGCCACAAACAACTGGCATTGATGTTACAGCAGATGGTGTTCCTGCTTATTTACCTGTTGTATATGGTAGAGCACGTGTTAATGGCATACGCGCTTGTACTGACTTAAGCGCGGGATATGTGTATAACAATACACCTGAAGGGTTTAAGCGCTTTAATCCGACAGCGACTTCTGCACTTACAGCTAGGCTGACAGAGAGTAACACAGGATTAAAACAAGCTGTCATGGAGACTCAGATTGCACTAGCACATGGGCCTATTCATGATGTTGTTGATATTCTTATTGAAGATTTTGGGCCTGACAATCCTAATTTTGCTTATAGAAATGACAATACTGCACATAAGAATATTACATTACGTAATAAATTACCTACAGCTACCTGGCAAATTGATGTCTGTAAGGCAGGTGGTGTTGCGCACCCTAATGGAGCTTCTACCAATACTTTTAAAGATATTGCTTATGCGCATTGCACATTAGTATTAGATCCGGTAGAACCTCAATTTAATGGAATGCCAGATATTTCCTTTCTGGTAGAAGGCATAAAAGTGCAGAAATGGAAGTTAGTTGACAATATTCCTGTTGTTGATGGTGCTAAGCAATATTCTAACAATCCTGCTTGGTGCTTAATAGACTACCTTACTAACGAAATATATGGAAAAGGTGTTACTATCGATGAAATTGATTTGCACTCTTTTATTAAAGTAGCTAACCTTTGTGAAACTGTATTTCCAACCCAATATAAAATTGGTGGACAGATCAACGCTGGTGTTCCTGCGCTTCAAACGAGAAAAATGTTTGAATGTAATATCGCACTAGATACTGGTAGACCAATGCGTGAAAACATTGATAGCTTACTGTCTACAATGAATGGCGGGATGCTAACATGGTCTGCTGGTAAATATAAGCTAAGTGCAATCCACCCTACAACAAAAGATGACTTAATTGAACTAACAAAAGTAAATGGCCAAGTAAACTCTATTAATCAGTTAACAGATGATGATTTAATCTTAGATCAAGATCTAGAAATTGCATGGCCAGATGCAGGCACAAGGCTTAATCAAGTTACTATTCATTTTAAGAATGAAGCTAGAAACTTTAAAGATGATGCAATTACGTGGCCTGTGTTATATAAGGACGCTGAATCTAACGTATCATCTACTTCGCAAAAAGTTCCTGGACATAAGTCTACGTATCAATGGTTAAAGGTTAGTAATGATGGCAAATTAAATTGGAGTAAGTGGGCCTTCCCTACTTATTTTGAGCAATTTGGGGTTAACAACAGAGGGCCTGTAGATCACGGTACTGATGTGTATCACGTGCTAGTACAAAAGAATTCAGGTGGTAATTATTTCTTAGATGCTGTTTGTACGGCTCGCATCAATCGTATTAAGATTGTAAGAATGTATCCAGAAAACCCTGGAACAGCCGAAACGGTAATGATAAATTCTACTCAGGCAGCTGCTCCTAAATTCTCTGGAAACTATGCTACGAGGTTTAACACAAACGGTGACAAATTCTATTATAATACACTACACAGTGGTGTTGTTACAATAGGTTATTATGGTGGCGACTGGTGGTGTGGTATAACGCGTGTAATGACAGACACTACAACACAAGCTGTTTTGACTATAGATCCTGGAGAAAAATATTATTTAAGAATTGAAATAGAGTATACTAATACGCCTTGTTATGCAGAAAGTCATAAAGGGACTGGACCTGAAAATCGTGATGCAGTGTATCTAGACTATAACCCTGCAGATGGTGTTGTTTATGGATTACAACTAATTGATTATGCAGCTGGAGAAAAAGTATTATGGCAAACAGGTCAAGATTATTATGAATCATTTGATATTGCCACAACAAATCAGACTAATACTCTTATAAAAGCTAATCAGTTACACGAAGAATTAAAAGCAATTGATGGTGACTTATTATTAGAAAAGGATTTCACAATCCCCGGAATTAGTACTATTTACCATGCTTGGTTTAGAGGTGAAGAAGTAGTTAGAGCTAGTCGTTTTGGATTTAAGCTTTCACTAAAGTATTTAGTTAGAAATATGTATTTAGAGCCTGGGGATGTATTTACGCTAAATTCAGATACATTAGAGTTATTGCCGTACAAAGGTAATTGGACAGCTGGTAGTAGTTATTCTAAAGGAAATATTGTGTATTATAATAATAATTATTATATACGTATTTCAGGTTTTGATGTAGTAAGTGCAACGGTACCTAGTGCAGATATTTCATGGGATACTACAGTATATCCGCTACCTTTTAGGGTAACAGCTAGTTCTTTGAATGAAGAGAATATATGTTCTATTTCTGCTGACTTTATTACAAAAGATTTCTTTGTAAGTGATGTAGATTTACCAGACTTTAAACATGACTTAGAAAGCCCTATCTATAGATTAACGGATACAACAATTAAGTATTTTGTATTTGAATCCGCTCGTAACAGTACAATAGGTAGCCCCGGAACACTAAGGGTATCTTCCAATAGCAGACTAGTAACAACATATACTTATCAAGCTTGTTACGATTATGAGTTAGATTCTGGCAAAGAACCTACATTCATAACGTTAGCTGAAACAGGTGCAGTGTATTATGAAGTACCTCCAACAACAGCTACAACTGCAATCTTTAGAGTAATTCCTAAAGACTTTGAGAATAATACATTAGTGCCTGCTTATAGTATATTAGAGGGTGTACATACTTTATCTCATTTTGGAAATGCTTTAGTACTAGCTGCTGATGACAACACAATTATGTATACGGATGACAAGCCTGCAAAAGCTACTACAATGTTACATGCTATTCTAGATGAACCAGCTCCTACTAGAGTCTATACATGGACAGTAGATAATATTGTACAAAATTGGACAGGTGCAGAACATGCTTTGACTTTACCTAATCCTAAAGCTGATAAGAAAGAGATTGTAATTTCAGTCAAGGTTACTGATTCAGTCGATACGTTCTATAAGTATGCAGATACTATTACAATTAGCTTTGTCAGTAACGCTGACTCATTGCCTTTGTTTAGATTAAAAGATACGTTGTTATTGCTGAAGAAAGAATCATTTGCTGATAACTTACCGATCAATATTCCGATTGAGTATAAGGTAAAGGGTATTGATACAGCACTACCTACATATACAATTGCAGCAACAGGTTGTACTGTCTCAGCTACATCAACAGGTGTTAGTATTACAGCAATTGATGCAACAGCTTCTGTAAATGAGTTTTCAGTGACATCTCCGCTTACTGTATCTAGTTGTAAAATTATATTGTATAGTGCAACAGCTACTGTTGTTACGACTGCTTTAGACAGTGCCAGACAGTACGTAAATTATAAGCTAGACAATACCTTGTCAACAGCCAATGACACAATTACATTTACTGCAAAAGTAATTGGAGGGAATGTATTAGACTACACGTATGCTTTCTATATTGACGCTGAAACGACAGCTAGGCAAAATAGTATTTCTAATGTATACACTTATACACCGCCTGCTAGTTTCACTGCAATGCCCCAATTACTCAAGGTATTTGTACGTCAAAATGGCGTTGATGTAGCTGCTGATTATGTATCTATAAGTGGTCATCAAGCTTCTAGTACGGTTGCTGATATTCATCTTTACAATCCATTACATATCTTACCGATAAATAATGATGGTACTGTATCAATGACAGGCAGTGGTACTAAATTAGATGTATACCTAGGCACCAATACACTCAATTTTGTATCAACGTTAACTGGTGCTAGTAACGGCTCTTACACAGTAACAGCCAGCCAAGAAGGTTTATCAGGTAGTTCTTCTATAGTGGTAGTAGCAGACGGTCTCCAAAGTTGTAAGACAAGTGATTATGCAACAATCTTAACTACCTCACTATCAGCTAATATTTCATTTACTGTAACTGTTAAAGATTTTAACGGTGTTGTATTCACATATCCTGTGATCTCTCAAAAATTGTTAAAACAAACTTCAGTAGAATTGAGTACTGAAGCACAAGATTTGTTAGATACATTAGCTTTTTCACATAGTACTGTTGCAACAGATATTCCAATACCAACATTTTCTTCTGACTCCTTCACATATAATGCAGATACAAATGCAGATGGAAAAGTAGATGGCTCAATTAATTGGGTGTTTAATAGTGTAGCTTATCCTGCAATAGATGGCTTTGTTGTATGTTACGTAAGTAATTCAACAGCAGCACAAGCTAACTTAACTGTAGAAGATATCTTAAAATCAACTACAAGGCAGATTGTAAAAAGCAATGTAAGAAGTATTTCATATCAAAACTTAGGTACAACTAAATATCAATGTGCTTTTGTATTTGCATATAGAAAAGTTGTAAAGTCAGTTTATGACGCTTATGCAAAGACTAAAGTTATTACATCCGCAGGAGATTTATGGATTGTATCATCAATCGCTAGAAGTCATGCAGATGGTCTCTTAGATAAGTATATCGATAGACTAGTTATCAATGCTGACTTCAAAGATAGCCAAGGCAACTTAATTGTAATGTCAGATGTAGCTGCAAATATTGCTGACTTTAATGTTAACAACAATACTTCTGTTGCATACTTTAATCCAATTACTTTTAATAGTATTACATATGATAATACTAAAGTTAATTCAGGTAATATTGATTTCCTTGTTTCTTTTGAGGTACTAGGGAATGATGCTTTAAAACCTTTATCTGATATTGATGCTTTTGCAGTATTAGAGAAAACTACTCTTAATAATACTGTTGCATGGCCTGCTGTTACTGCTGCTGCTTTACTGAAAGATTTAAATACAGTGCATGTACCAGGAGACTCTCCTGCTATTCAAGTTGGAGATTATTTTAGATATAATGTACCATTTGATGAGGCAAAAGCTAATGTATTCAGAAATGTATATGTATGTGCTTATCGAGAAATATCTAAGAAGACTTACGATTCGGTTTCATTCAATCAAGGTGGACATTCTAAAGTTAAAATAGGAACTCGATACTATTTTGCAGGGCCTGTTGTAGCTGCAATGACACCTACTACATATTCTCAATATACAGACATTTTAACTATCAAAGCAAATCTTAAGTTGCCTGACGGTACTGTTGTTAGTACAGCTGATGTCTATGAGAATTTACAAGATTTTAATGATTCTAATAATACATCTATTGCAGCAATTGTAGAACCTTTGTTTTCTACAGATAAGATAACATATGATAATACACAATGCAATTCTGGAAATATTAATTATGTGCTTAAATTTACACACGTAAACGCCATTAATACGGCTACTGATTCGATAGATGGTTTTGCTATTCTGGAAAAAACTGTAGCAACAGTTGCTAATATTAATAATGTAAGTGCTGGTGTTATTTTTAAAGATCCTGCTACAAAGTTTATAAGTGCTACTTCAACTGCAGACTTAACGCCTGAAACATCATTAACAAGAACATATTATGTTGAAATGACTAATTCACCAGGACTAGCTTATCGTACAGTATTCGTTGTTGCGTATCGGGTAGTTAGTGCAACAAAAGCTAAACTATCAACTGGCACTGTTATTAGGTATAATGGTAAAAATCATATTTGTTCTGATGTAGCTAGAAGTAATCCAAGTGTTAATTTAGACTACTATAATGGACCTTTATATTCTAAGATCACGCTATTAACATCTACAGGCGTTTCTATAAGTACTAATAGTATTTACGAAAATGTATATGACTTTAATAAGTCAAGTACAGGTACCGATAATATTGAAGTAAACCCTAGTAATGTGCTTTTGGATTATGATATCAATATGGTATATCCTTCTGGTAATATTGACTTGATTTGTACTTTTACCTTTACAGGTATTACGGACCCTGTAAATAACAATGTTATTGAGGGTTTTTGTGTAGGTATTCTTGAAAGGAAAGATCAAGGCGCTCTCACAACACCAACACCAAGTGCTTTGTTAAAGGATCCTTTATCTGTATTTGTAGCTACTAGTAAAGATGTTACAACATATAATGCTATTTTTAAGAATGTTAATCCAACCTTATTTAGAACAGCGGTAGTATTACCATATCGTACAGTAATAAGAAGTGCTTATGATGTATATCCTCAAAACTTTACATCTGTTGCGGTCAAGGGCACTAAAACTTTGTATAATAAACTATACTTTGTAATGCCTGTTGCTGTAACAAGAAGTCATGTGAATAGTAGTTTGTATCAAGCTAAGACAGTTGCTTTAATGACAGGTAGTGTAGCTACCGCAAATGGTACATTTAATATTGTAAATGCTATTGGTGATTTCAGTTTGCTTAATACTGAAAATATGGCTAAGACAGCAGCTTTGACAGGGGTTACGTTTGGTGCTACTCCAATTACATTTGAAGGTAATTTAGAAAATGTAGATGTAATTGTTACATGGGCGTATGCAGGTCTTGAAGCTGATATTGACGGCTTTGTAATAGACTATCAATCTTCTGCAAAAAGTAATATTAGTAAACCAGCTATTGGCAAGGTAGCTAATAATGGTTATTATAGTGTTGCGCCTTCTTTGCGTAGCTTTAGATTACCAAATCAAAATCTTAAGAACTATTTTAACTTTTGTGTAATACCTTACCATGTAATTTCAGAACCTACTTATCAAAGTAATTATAAAGTGGTTGGTACGAAAGATCGTATTTGTACTATTAATAATACACGTATGGTATTTGATAACAGTTACGGATTAGCTTCAGCCACTGCACAACAGTATAGTAGAAGAGATACACAAAATGCATCTGCACCTGGTACTCCTGTGATAGGTGATTATTGGTTAAATACAAATAGTGTAACTGTTTCTGGTATTGATTCTTTTGTAACTGCTAAATTTAATGGTACCAATTGGGAGCCTTTAACAACAGCTGAATTGGCTGCTAAAAAGATTACTCAGACCTATAGCGGCATAACAGAGCCCGCTAATCATGCAGGTTTCTATTGGAAAAATGCATCATTACTTGATGTATCTGGTGTTAAAGCTGGTGATACTGTCAGCTTTGATGAGACATTAGGTATTTGGGTTTCGGCTACAGTTAAGGAAACTCTAACAATTGGCCTTGATTCTGCTAAGACTCAATATGTATTGGAAGGTAATTTGTATCTAACATCTGATCTAGTCAATGGCGGCTATAAGCTGTACTTGGCTAAGAATGGAAATTGGGTACCTTTCAAAATATTTGACACTGCTGGTGTGAGTACTAGTGCTCCTAGTAAAAATGCGGCAACAATATATCATTTGAAACTAGCAAAAGCTATGACAACTAAATCTCAAAATCTTCCTACATACTACTATCGAGCGGCTACAACAGATCCTTGGTTAACTGCTAATATATATGATAAGAAATTAATTAAATCAACGACAATTCCAACTAGAGTATAATTATGTCAACTGACTATATAATGGTCGGAGATTCGTGGGTAAATACAAGTTCCAGTTCAATTACGGATGCTGTAACCTCGCAGGTAATTCCTGCGGGGGCTACGGCTACGTGGACTGGTGATACTTGGATTATATCTGACAAACCTACGGCTTCAGGCTCAACAGCTCCTGCTAATCCCACAGAGGGGCAACAATGGATAGATACCTCAACTACGCCAGCAGTATTAAAGGTCTATCATCAATATTTGAATCCACAGTGGGTTTCAATATCCACATTTGTAACACAAGGTACTGATATTGGGGTAGCAAATGGTGCTACAAGGAACATGAATCAAGGGACATATGATTCAACAAAAACGTATATATTAGGTGATATTGTAACACTTGTTGGGAATAGTTGGACATGTTCTGTAGCAACTAGTGGTAATGCACCTCCTACAGATAGTACAACAGTATCAAATACTTGGTGGAAATTATTAGCAGCAAAGGGTACTGATGGTGCTTCAGTTACGATAGCTGATTTGTTATCAGAATCAGATGTAGTACCTGCAGATGCTGAGGGTAAAAATTATACACTTCCAACCGGTAATAAGTTACGGCTATATATTGGAGCTACCATTCAAACAGCTAATGTTACATACTCTGTTAGTAGTGCTCAATCAGGGTTAATAGCTGTCATCGATCCGACAGGTTCAATCAGCTTTAGTGGAACTTGGACAAGTGATTTAGCACAATTTACGTTTACTGCTACTTACTTCTCAGTGCAATATACGGCAGGTTATACAATAGCTAAAGCAAAGAAAGGCACTAATACTGTACTAGTGGATATCAAATCAGATGCTGACGTTATACCTGCAAAAACTGACGGTACTGGATTTACGCTACCAACTGGTAATGCCATTGTGGTTTATGATGGTGGAACATTAGTTACTAATCCTGTTAGCGGAACTGCTGTTATTTCATATAGTGTTGCAGCAACCCCATTAAACAGGCTTGGTCTAGCTATTGATAACTTTGGTAATATAACTTTAAATCAAAGTACAGGCGCATGGAACAGTGACGGCGAGTCTTTTACAATCAATACTACTTATAAGGGGATTACATATACTAATATTTACACAATTGCTAAGGCTAAAGCGGGGGCTCAGGGCATTTCTACTTATCTAGCTTCTGTGTATTATAACGGTACGCCCTCAGGCGCTCCTACAGGTGGTTCATATAATTTTAGTAGTAATGTATTTACTGGTCCAACAACTGCTGGCTGGCAGAAAACTCCATTTGCTGCTACCACAACAGGGCAATATGTATCAACACAGATATTCACATCTAATAATGGTGGGGTGTCTATATCATGGTCAACTCCTGTATTGTACAATAAGAATGGTATTGATGGTAATCCAGGTGGTCCAGGGACTCCGGGTACTTCATTTTATAGCGCTACTGTGTATTTGCAGTCACTAAGCACGCCTAGTGCGCCTACTGGTGGTTCTTATACATTTGGTGGTACATTGACAGCGCCAAGCGGTTGGTCTAAGACACAGCCTGCTACTACTACAACACCTACATGGAGTTGCGAGTATACGTTTAGTACGACAACAGCTGGTGCTACTGTAAACGGTGGTACATGGCAAAATGTTAAAATATGTGCTCAAAATGGTACTAATGGTGTTAGTATTAAAGGTGATCAAGGCAAATCAGCTACACGCGCGTTCACTTTAAGTACAGTTGGTACTCCAGCTACTATTACAAATTACACAACAGATGGCGTAACAAGTCTACCTGCATCTACAGCTAATAGTTGGTCTAGTATAACTCTGTCTCCTAGTAATAACCAAGCGCAGTGGCAATCAGATGGCATAATAGACTATGTGACACAAAAAATTACATGGGGCGCACCTTACCTTACCGTATTTAAAGTTGATACATTATCTGCGTTTACGACTAATACCGGTGAATTAAATGTTACCGGAAATATTAATATGACATCTAATAGTATGGCTATTAGATCAGGTACTGCAGTCACATTTGGCAGTGCTGGCTATTATATGGGGTTAAATGCTAGTGGTAAAGCTTTGTTATCTATAATGGCTGATGCTAGTAATGGTATTAAATACGATGGGTCAACTAACACTATTTCATTACTAGGTAAAATAATTACTAGTGGAAATCTTGCTACTAACTCTGTATTAAATGACGCAATAAAAGCAGGAGAAGTAAGCACAGCTTCTGTAGCTACTAACGCTATTACAAACTATTGGTATAAGCTTCGACAAACAACAGATAATACTGGCTATCCTTATGCTGTACCAACAGCTGGTGCAATTACTTCAGATTCTTTTGACGAATTCACAGTAACCGCTGCAGGCGTATTAGAGATAACTATAATTAGTGTTGTGCAAAATAAATCAACATCTACTGCATATCGAATAGAAGGATGGACGTCTATCTCAAAGAATGGAACTTTTAAAGATACGCTTAGAGATACTAGATTTGAGGCATTGGATGCTGGGGTTGCTAGTAATAACTTCCAAGCGGGTAACTCAGGCGGCACTTCAGGTTCAATGCGTAGTTTTGTAATAATGCAACAAATTGAAGTAGCAGCTAATGATAAGATTATTGTAAAAGTTTCGCACAGACCACATGCAAGTCAAAGTGTGTTGTTTGTAAAATCAAACAGTTATTCAGCTGTATTATATAAGAGATAAAATATGTACTATTTATTAATATTTGACAAGAATACAAAACTTTCAACAGGATCTGCCATTGTATCCGAATTGGAGAAAACTCCTGACTATATTCAAGTAGAACTTTCTGAGGATGAATTTTATAACCTTAAGAATAACTCTAATACGTTAAAGTATGAAAATGGGGAGATTAAAAAATATCTGCCAAGACCTTCGTTTGCGCACTACTGGGATAATAATCTCAATGAATGGTTATTAGACACTGCTCTCGAATTTAGTTTAAAATCTGATGAAGTAAGAGATTTACGTCTAGCTAAGTTAAACGAGTTAGATAAATTTACACAGAACCCCCTTCGTTGGATGAGCTTGTCAGATGAGCTTAAGAATCAGTTAGCGGTTTATAGGCAAGCTTTATTAGACGTACCTCAACAAGAAGGTTTCCCATTAACTATAACTTGGCCGGAGAGTCCAGTATGAGTTATTTATTTGCACGATTAAAAGAGCCATCTACATGGTTTGGTATTATCTCATCTACTCTAGCATCATTAAGTGCTTTTAAAGTGGTAGAATTGTCACCAGAACAAATGGACGGTATATTAGCATTGTCTGTTGCCATCTTAGGTGGCGGACATGTAACTTCAAAGGATCCTGAATAAAGGAGATTGCCCTGACTTCGGTTGGGGCTTTTTAATATGAAATTTAGAAAATCAAACATAAAAGAATTAAATAAATATTATGATGTAGCAATTGAGTGCTCATTATCAAGTAGAGTACCTGAATTTACATTAGACAAAGATTATGTACTTAAGGTGATATCAGATCTAATGCATGGAGAATACTTTAGAGTAATAGAATACAAAGATGAAGTTGTTGGCTGGATGGCGGCTAATAAGAATAATGTACAGTTATATAATACCAGAGATGTATTATCAGTCACTAGTTATCAATGTATACTCAAAGGTCGTAAGGCAATTGAGGCACTAATAGATATTCATGAGGATCTATATGATTTTGCTATATCTAGAAAGTATGAGCTAGTTGTAACCAATTCAGTACTTAATTCAAGGAATACATTTAATCGAATACTTACGCAAGAAGGCTGGCTGGATCGCAACAGCGTGTTACTGCGAAAAACCCCCCATTATTTGGCCAGTAGCGGGGGCAGACGTGCCGTTCGGCCTCAGACCATTACGGAAGCCATGGGGCGGTGAAAACGGGGTAGAGAGGGGCAGATTTGCAAACTGGTCGCCTGTGGCACGCGGGGCGTGGGGCATGGCTGAGGGATCGGGGCGGCAGTTGCGGGGCAAGACGGGTGGTTTCTGGTTGCAGAATGGGTAGTTCTGTGGCTGGTTATCGCCCGTTTTTTACGCACCACAAACCCGTTAAATTAACCCTTCTCCGTTCCCCCTATATTATTAATTCTAATAATGCGGAAATAATAGTATCTTATATGAAGTACTATAATAACCTTTGGAGATACATTATGTTAAGATTAATTGCTACAAAAGATCGTAAAACAATTGCTGTTGTTTATGGTAACATCGTTGCAGATATGGCTGAGTTTTTACCTGTGTGGCGGTCACACAAGTGGTTTAACATTTATACAAACTTGGAATACAAGTCTTTAGAGGAATTCCTTTGGAAATCTCTAGAGGAGAATGATTCGTTGTTTCAATATAGACCTTGGGATGATCATTACTATGTGCCAACTACAATGACTATTAGACACAACGGGCATGAGGCTTATAGCAGATTTATGCAGAATATTGATTGTACTTATACTTTGTATACTGTGTATGAAGACTTGACGGGCGTCGTTGCTAACTTTAAAGATAAGAAAGCTATTAAGAAATGGCTTAAAGAACAGGGGATTAAATAATGAAATATGAAGTAGTTATACTCAATCAGAATGCTGATCTTTATACCAAGACAAGCTTATTAGACGCTTACTTAAACTTTGAAAAGTACACAAGTAAGATTGTAATTGCGGTAGACAAAGAAACAGGTGCTTTTAAACATGTTGCTAATGTACAGCAATTAAGAGAAGTATCTGCAAGATTATTTTATATGGGAGAGTTCAAATGAGTACTGTAATGTTTATGATCGATGCAGTTTTAGATATACGCGTTAGAACACACAGTGTGTTTGATTATGTTCTTTTTGAAGCTGAGTGCTACGATGAATGTATTACACTCCTGGACAGTGCTGATGCACGTCTTAGGGTTGGTGACAACTATTCATACAGCTGGAATCACGTTCACTGGGACGGACAAAGGCTGGAATCTTTTATAACTTTGTTAGATCTTATTGAGCATGACAAGTACAAACTTAACGTCCTAACAGAAGGACATCTATTTCAGCAAGGGGTATTAGTATTATGAGTGAATGGTATAGCTTTATTGAAGCAATGTTAACAATTGGTTTTTATTGTGTTTATGTGTTTTACAATGTGTTTGCAGAGCATTGCGAAGGACAGCGTAAGTATCGTAAAGTGCGTAGCTGGAATCGTTCAGCTATGCAAAAAGATTATAAATAAAAACGCGGAAAATGGGGTATCTTATATGAAGTACAATAAGGTACCTCAATCAATTAATTATTTGGAGTATTATCATGAACCTATTGAACACAACAACAGCAACTACAGTAAACAACGTTAGTATCCGTTTCGCAGACAATGGCACACGTATTGAAATGCGTGGTGAGTTTGCAGCCATCCGCGAAGTAATCGCAAGCAACCCAGGAGTATGCATCGACATGGACATGTATCAAGAAGGCCTCGACGAAGTAGTCGGAGGTATCTTCAATCGTGATGCACAACGCATCATCCTTGAGTTGACCTCAATGGGTGTTGAGCTTGAGAGAGACGGCTACAACACTTTCCGTGAAACAGGCCTAATGAATAACGGCTTTGTTCGCATTCGTGTATCAGAAGTAAATCTTCAGTTGCTAGCTGGAGAATCAATAGCTCGCCAAACAGCTGTAGCGGATGCAATCGGCGCATCAGTTACAGGCTCAATGCGTGGCTATGTAGTCTCAATGTGGTAAATGTATAAGATAGTGCCAACAACTAACTTTAAAGGTGAACAACATGAATCCAGTACAAGCAGCACAAGCAGCAGTAGACGCGAAATTATTAGCAATGAAGATCGAACATGATGCAAGAATTAAAGCATTAGATGAAGATAAAGAATTCGCTAAAATGCTAGCAGAAATGCAAGCTAAGCTTAAATGCTAATAAAAGACCTGAGTAGGTCTCTAAACTGCTTAGTGTCTAAGGGATGTGTATCCCATACTGATGATGGTTCAAAAGAACCGAAACACTTAATTATTTGGAGTATTACTATGTTTAACAAAATCAAAAATTATTTAAATGGCAACAGAAAAGAAATCGATGAAGCCAGAGAATTCCTTATCACATGGCAAGAAGGCCAAAAAGCTGCTGATGAACTAGTAGCTAAGTTTGAAGCAAAAGCCTTAGTAATGAAACTTGAAAGATTAGCGAGAGAACGTCATGCTTAATGCTAAAGTGTTGGACTACACTAAAAAGTTCGGGAAAGAAGTTCTTAATGTTCTTCAAACACCTGTCTTTGAGATTAAAATTGGGGAACCCAAACCTCAAGAACCAACACAAGAAGTTAATGATAAAGCAGATGAATTAGCTGCTATGGTCGAACTCTTACAACGAAAATTTAATGGCTTATAAAGGATATTATTATGTTTACTTTTATTTCACACTTGTTCATGTCTCCATTTGAAATTTTTATGGAAACACTATTAAGCCCAATGGGTTTAATTATGATTGTAACGTTTGCATTAGCCATTGTTGGTTACTTCAAAGTACGTCAAGCCAGAAAGAATCATGCGCACATTGTTGTTATCAACTTGTGGGAATTGATCTTCTGGGTATCAGTTGTTATAACTTCAGGTTGTAACTTAGTATATGCAATCATGCATCCTTCAGTCTTTTGGTGATTTATGAAATTAAAATTTGCTTTCTATACATTGCTAACTATTCTAGTAGCAATTACAATGCTGTATGTAGGTGCGCTTCTTTACAAAGTAGCGTTGTTGTTAATCGCGGTATTATTACTAATCATCGGATACCAAGTATCTGAATTAACACGGAGATTTACAAATGGCAGCTAACATAAGGCTTCAAGGTTTCTATCCAGTAGCAACTGAAAAGGTTTTAAATGAAGAAGCTCCTGGGGATCTATTCTTATCTCCTTTAGTGTATAGGCATACCGTGCGTGAAGTTGATGCAAGTCAGTTAGTTGTAATGGAAGATGTAGAAAAATTCATGTGTGGTTCCGGATGGGACTTCGCAGATGTAGTAGCTGTAGCAGATTTAACAGGAACAATTCCAATACCATTTTATGTGTTGAAGGAAAAGATTCCAAGGCTTTTAACCTTGGTTAATAGGTACAAACCAAGATTTATAGAAACTGTGTAAAACAAACCCTCTCTGGCTCCTTCGGGAGCTGGGGAGGGCTTTCTCTCTTATTTTTTTTTTTCTCAAACTGCAAACTTTGTAACCTTAGCTCATAACTGATGCCTTCGGGCATCGAATCTTTGTAGTCTACCAGGACAGCTATGAAGAATATTCTACAGGATTCGATTCTGTTATGTGCTTTAATTTTGTTTAATGGCATTCGTATTGAAACATTTACGATGTTTATCTTTTTAACCTTAATACTACCTAGGAATCATAATGCGGAATAAGTTATTAAAGTCTTTACGTACAAGAATTGCTGTAGAAATTGCACCACAATCTCCAATTAAGTTTTTAAAGAAGCTTGACATAGAAGAGCATCTAGATGAGATTATTGCAAACACTTACTTGTACACAAGACCTAAAAAGGGTTCTGACAAGGAAATTATAATGTCAGAAGTAATTTGTATTATTGGGCACAATATGCGAAAGGGCGAAAAGAAAGATTCAGCTACAGCAGCCAGATGTGGTGCTTTTATTTTATACTCATTTGCAGAGCTAGGCCTCACAGAAATAGTAATGACTAGTGCAGCTAATGGCCACGGCACATACGTAGTTAAAGTCGTAGATGAAAAGAGTATGCAGGAATTATGGGAAACAGTATCTAGACAGGGTGGTAAGGGTAAATTACCATCAGCAACACCATATGCAGATTGGACAAGTTTTAGGCATGATACAGGTGCCGTTTTAGTTAAGACACAATCAAAAGCTGTAGCAGAAATCTTAACACCTGAAACACATCCAATTGTATTTGAGTCTATTAATAAAAGTCAAAGAGTAGGTTGGCTGATTAACAAAGAAGTCTATAATATTGCTAAGTGGGCTTTAAGTAACAAAACAGAAGCATTCAGTGATATTTGGGAACAGCATAATCCACAAGCACGTACAACTAAATTAAGAGAGACTAAAGCTATTCTTAGTATTGCAGACAAGTTTACTGATATTCCTTTTTACCATTTGTACTATCTAGACTTTAGAGGTCGTAAATATCCAACTACAGCGTATCTACATGAGCAGTCTTCTGACATTGCTAAGGGCTTATTAATGCGTCAAGACAAGAAGGTTATTGGACAAGATGGTTTCTTTTGGCTATGCGTATCAATTGCAAGTAACTGGGCAGGTAACTCAGGTAGAGAAGATGGTGCTAAGACAGATAAAATACCTCTAAAAGACAGATATCAGTGGGTACTAGACAATGAAGAAATTCTGACAGCGTATGCACTTTCGCCTAAGCTAAATCAAGGCTGGATGGAAGCTGATAAGCCTTGGCAATTCTTAGCTGCTTGTATTGAGCTTAAGAACGCGTTAAGTATGGGTTCTAGTTATCTTCAGTATGAGTCTCATGTAGAGTGTTTCATTGACGGTTCTACTAATGGCTCACAGCATTTAAGTGCTCTCACTAGAGATGAAATTACAGCACCATATGTTAATTTAGTACCATTAGAAATGCCTGGAGATTTATATGCATACGTGGCTAACCATGTGTGGAGTAAAATCTCGACTATTGTAAATGCAATGTCGCCAAGCTTAGTATTAGAGTGTGAAGAATTTATTGATGGATTAATAGCGTTAAAAAGAAAGATTGTTGCGGCTGAACCCAAATCAGAGTTACGTAGTCAATTAGTGTCACAAATAAGAGCATACAAAACAAAATGGACAGATGTCGGTGAAAAGGCTTCTCCAGTATTTTGGCATAGAATTAAAGATAGTAAGCAACGTAGAAAGATTGTTAAAAGGAATGTAATGACATTACCGTATGGCGGTTCAGGGTATGGCTTGTCAGAACAACAAATTGATGATTCTAAAAAGCATGGTATAGAATTGTTAATGAATATGGAACACAAATGGGCATCATGGATGGGACGATTAGTATTTGAAGATGCTAAAGAATCTTTACAAAGACCTATGATGCTATTAGAAGTATTTGAGAAAGCTGGAGCAGCTGCTGAGAAGAAAGGTAAATTCTTAGAGTGGACAGTGCCTGTTACAAATTTCCCTGTAGTGCAAAATTATACAGAAGGTCGTACTAAAAAGATACATATTCAATGGGGTCCGAGAATTGGCATTAGGAGTGAAACCACCGGATACTTTGGAAATGATATACAATTACATATATGTTTTATTGAGGATCAAGTACCCTCAAAAGGAAAGCAGTCCCAAGGAGCAGCACCAAATGTAATCCATTCATTGGATGCAGCGCACTTAGCGATGACAACAGCTAAATGCGATTTTCCTATTACGACTATACATGATTCCTATGGCTGCCTGCTTGCAGATATGCCTAAGCTATATCAATGTGTGCGTGATACTTTTGTCGAGCTTTACCAAGAGAATCCTTTGTTTCCCCTGATCGATAAGATAAATGGCGATTTAAGCTATTTAGATATGGGTGAGCTGGATGTTAATTTAATTCTAGAAAGTGAATATGCTTTCGCATAGGAGTTTATAATGCAGTTAATGACAATTCGTGAGTACTTAGAAATGATTGAGTTTGAAGTGTGCTATCAGACATTGAGCCACAGGCTAACCTTGCTAGGGGTCAAACCTCTTCATTTCAAACGAGTTGGTAAGAATTTAGCAGGGTTATTTAAATTGTCTGATTTACAAGCTGCTGGTAATTACAAGAAAAGGCTACCACGTAAGCCACAACCTATAGTCTTGCAAACAGAAATACTTACTTTTCTTAGTAACCCTTTAACACCTGTACATCGCTGGTACGGCTACAGAAATGAGGAATTAAAATGGCTTTAACAATGTTTCCAGGCGGTATTAAAGAGCCTCAAGATAGAATACTTCTTGTGGTACAAGGCAAGCCAGAGCATATAGAGCAACTCAATGAGATGCTTAAAGCTGGATGGAGAGTAGCTGAAATTATTTCTCTTAGTGGATTTGCAAATCTACCGGGAGAAGCACATTATTTACTTAATAGAGGAGATACGTTATGAAGATCTTAAGAACACCTTTACACAAGATTGTATCAGGTTCAACTGGAGTAGCTAATCCAGCTTTCTTAAATGCAGCAGCTTTAGGGCCAGAAGAAACTATAACTGAGATTATTAACAAGGCTATGACATACACAAGAGAACCTGCAACAGAAAAGTTCTCTACAGAAGTTTTGGCATACGTTAATAATGTAATTAATATGTACCTAAGAGAAATCTTAGTTAACGGTACTTGCTATAAGCATCACTTAGCTACAAATGATGTAGGGTTTGTATTTGATGTATCCTACTCTACAACAGTAGGTAAAGGTACAGGAATTAGCGCTGAAGTGCAAGTACTACAAGATGATGATACAATTAGAGATTTCTATTTGCATTATCGTGTTGTGCTACCAAACGGTACTACAACAACATGGCGCATTGACAGCGTTGAAGATAGCAACTGGTTGAGCTATATGGCTCAAGAATAATAGGAGAATAAAATGAAAGATAAATTAGATACACTATTAGCATTAGCTTTAGTCCACAATTGGACTGTTGATAGAGAAATGGGCTATGAAATTGCAGAAGTAAAAGAATTTCATGGCACCGATCTTATAGAGTGGGACGAAGACTTTGCTGAAGAGATTGAAGAAGAATATGATGAAATGATGTATGTCTTTAGAAAAGACGGCACTGTCTTAACGTATAATGAAGAATCAGGCAGCTACTTTAACTTCTATGATGCATTACAAGTAGAGCCTGATCCTCTTGAAACCTATTGGAGAGAAGCAATAGCTGATAGTACATATGATACATTCTTAACAGAAAATATCAAACGCGGTAGCATACGAGAACCGAATCCAAACTATCCGTCTGAAGAAGACTTAAGAGTGACTTACTAAGTAATAAAGCCTGGGTATGCTTCTTAACTGCCCACAACTGACAGAAGGAGGTAGTCATGTTAGGAATGACTCCAACACTATGTCTCGTTGCTGCAATGTACTTCGAGGCTAGAAACCAAACGTCCGATGCCATGTTAGGTGTCGGTCAAGTATTAATGGAGAATACAGAGAATGGCAAAACTATGTATGACACATTGAAAAAGAAGGGGCTGTTCTCTTGGGCTAGGAAAGGAGTTAAAATACCTAAACCTAAGAGTCCGGCGGACGTTGAAGTTTTTGAGCATCAGCAGAAGCTGGCGCGAAAAATGCTTTTCAAACAACTTAGAACACCTTTATTACGAGGTAAGTATAGGTATTTTAATAATTGGCAACTAGGCAGGCGATTTAAGACTAATGTACCGTTAGTTAGAATTGATGACTTAGTTTTCTATTGAGGATTTTATGGACAATATTAGAGCAGTAATTGATTATGTAATTGGGTCTGAGGCGTATGACTATGAAAACTACGTAACTGAAGTTTGGTGGGATCGAGACTTTTCACTAGAGAATAAAGAGCAACTAGAGATATCTTTGATAGATCCAGAAGTTGATCATCCCTATAAGACTGCAGTACTAGCACAGAGAGAGCTAGGAACCTTAGGAAAACCTGAACCTGTTTTTCTAGACCTAACAATGGATCAGTTTGCGGCATTAGTATCATGAGTGTCTGGGAATATCTACTAATTGCCTACGCTATATTAGCTACGTATCGATTAGGCAAAGTTCTACAAGAGCTTATGCGATACAAAGAACATTGTGCTGATTTAGAAGCACGATTAATTTTAACAACACTAGGTAAAAGACCTGATGACAGCCTTCACTAACGATGAAAGCCTTGAGCTATTACATTTATTAACTTTACTTGGCGCTATAATAGGAATGCCTGAAGATCACGAAGCAGACAACTATAAGTTAACTGCAATTAAAATTATTGAATTTAAGGAGAACCTACATGCTAGTCTTGAAAACCGTTTATGATGTACGTGTATTGCCTGAAAGCTATAAAGATGTATTAGTTGATTTGGAGCCTGTCATTGGTGACCTTTCAAATCACCATGAGCTAATGGATAAGCTAGGCGGTAACGTATATATCCTTGAAGAAGAAGCAGAGTTAGAGAATATCGAAGTATATGACTTAGATCATGGAAATGGTACCTTACTTACTATGCCAGGCTCATTTGACATGGCTGAGAGATTTGCAGGTGACTGGGTAAAAGTCATGAATGTTACTTCTAATTCAGGAGGTGCTGTTTATTATATACCGCCTGCAGTTGCAGACCTTAACGATCATGTGTCCGAAAGTATTGATCTTTCGAATTACTAGACCCCGTTAAATTAACCCCTTCTAAACATTTATACATGAGATTTAAAAATGGCAAATTTATATAATTTGGAAATACACCACCCAAACCTTGTAAAAGGTAAGAATAACTATGATCCAAGTAAACCTAAATGGTCTGCTATGTTAGTAACTAAAAAAGAAGCACAAGCAAAAGAAGTTGCAAGTATGGGAATTAAAGTTACTGAGTTTAAAACTAACGAGGGTAAGATAGCTTGGAAATTTAACGTAAGCAAGAATGTAACAAAGTTTACAGGAGAGCCAAGTACCCCTATTAGTGTTGTAGATATGGACGATAATCCATTGCCGAAAGATAATATTGGTAATGGTAGTATTGTAAATGTCAGATTATTTGAACGAGAATACGTAAACAAAGCCGGTAAGCCTGCAATAAGTTATATACTAATGGCAATACAAATTGTTAAATTGATTGAGTATAAGCCTACAAAACCTGGTGATTTTCCTCCTGCTGCTATTGAGTACGAAGATGGAGATGTATTCTAATGGCACGCTACAAGTATACTGTAGTAGATGGACTTGGCATTGAAGGCGCAGAATATTTCGACTTTAAAGAGATCCCTATTAATGCTATTATGGGAGACTATGGGCACGTTATATCTACACGTATCGAAGACGGCACAAAAGCAGGTGCCTTAGTGACCAGAGATGATTATGAAGCTTGGCGTGAAATGCTTGATCGCTGTCATTGGCTCCCAAAGTCTGAAATTGTACAAGCTGTAGATCCAAAGCATTATAAAGGCTACGTAGAAGAGTTCCAGTGGATCGATACTATGAGCCGTATCCCTACGTTAAAAGATCCTAAGATATTTTCTGGTGCTGTAGAAATGCAAATTAGAAAATACCTTGACCGCAATGGTCAGAAAGATGATGTTGTACAAGAGCTACTTAAAGCGCGATGGTATTTAAACTACTTGATTGCTTATAAGATTGCAGACAGACCAATCATGGTAGATGAGGTCGAAGATATTATATCTTCAATTTAACAACAAAAGGGCGTTTCGTTTAATACGGAGCGCCTTTTATTCGAGGCTATGATGAATTATATATTCGATGTAGAGACAGATGGTCTCTTACCTAATGTAACACGCATGTGGATTATGGTCGTTAAAGATCTAAGTACAGGAAAGAAAACACGCTACTTAGAAGGAGACTTTGGTTGGAAAACTCTATTTAACAATGCTAACCAGCTAATTGGGCACAATATAATTGGGTATGATATTTGTGTGCTAGAGAAATTGTTTGGATACAAAGTACCTGAGAAGACTAAAATAGTTGACACATTAATTCTTTCTCAAGTATTAGACTACAAACGTTTCGGAGATAAAGGACACTCACTAAAAGTATGGGGTGAACATCTAGGGTATCCTAAGCAAGAATTTGAAGACTGGACACAGTATTCAGAAACTATGGCTGAGTATTGCGAAAACGACGTAGAGGTTAACTTCAGAATCCTAAAAGACTTACGGGATGAACTTAAGAAAGGTGAAGAGAAGTATCCAGAGCAGTTTAAAGTCTTGACACAATATATCAAGGTAGAACATGCTGTAGCTAAATGGTGCGCTGAAGCTAGTCTTCATGGGTGGCCTTTCGATACTAATAAGGCTTATGAACTTTACGATGAACTCGAAGCAAAGATGAATAGTACTTATGAGATTCTGAATAAAAAGCTAGGTCTTAAGGTAGTTGCAGTTGACAAGAAGCTTGGTGTAGTAGAAGCTAAAAAGCCTAAGTACAAGAAAGATGGTAGTTATGATGCGCATACAGCTAGGTGGTTTGATGTCAATCCTTGGAGTGGCTTTGAGCCTGAAGATAGAATTGTTGATGGCGAGTATTGTCGTATTACGATTGAACCTCTTAGTCTTAATTCTGTAACTGATGTAAAGGTATTCTTGTATAGGCACGGCTGGAAACCAACAGATTGGAACTACAAGCTAACTGAAGACTTAAAGCGTGAAAGAACAACACCTAAGATTACTGAAGATAGTTTAGAATTCTTAGGTGGTGATGGCAAGTTGTATAGTAACTATTTAACTGAAAAAGCAAGGCATTCGATTGTAAAAACATGGTTGGAGAATGTAGATGGCAATAGTAGACTTCATGGAGACTGTATGGTTATCGGGACCCCTAGTATGCGTTCACGTCATAGTATTATTGTTAATATCCCTAGTCCTGATGCTCCATACGGGAAACAAATGAGAGCATTGTTTAAATGTATCCCTGGTTGGAAAGTAGTAGGCTGTGATAGTGCTGGTAATCAAGCTAGAGGTCTAGCACATTTCTTAGAAGATGAAGGCTTTACAGATATCTTACTTAATGGTGATATTCATACCTTTAATGCAGATACTCTCAATCGTATCTTGAAAGAAACACTTAATATAGATTGGAATGACTACTGGATTAAGCAAGGTGTAACGGCAGATGAGAAGCATACTCTAGAAGAGAATCTAGCATTAAGAAGAAGAAATTGTGCTAAGCGTGTATTATACGCTTTCTTATTTGGTGCCTCAGGTGGTAAGCTTTGGAGCTATATGTTCAATGGTGAAATGAATGATACAAAGGGTGCTAAAGTTAAGAAAGAGTTTATTAAAGCCGTGCCAGGATTCAAGGCACTCTTAGATAAGCTTGAAGCTATCTTTGGTAAAACGAAACAGAGAGGACTTGGGTATATCCCTAGTCTAGCGCACAATAGGGTATACGTAGACTCCTTTCATAAACTATTGGTGTATCTCTTACAATCCGCAGAAAAGATTACTTGTGGTGCAGCTTGTATGCTAGTACAACAGTATCTTAAAGAAGAGAAAATTCCGTATCAACCTTTGATTATGTACCATGATGAATTCCAATTAATGGTACCAGAGGAATATGCAGAACGTGCAGTAGAGCTTGGCATTAAGGCTTTCCAAGAAGGCCCTAAACTATTTGGAGTCACTATCATGGATGGCTCTGGTTCCTTTGGCGATAATTGGTTGGAGACACACTAGTGTTTGAATGTGATTGTTGCGGTAAGATATTTCACAATGCACCATCAATTATTGATGGCATTGACAAGATGTTTTGTTCTGGGCGTTGTTCTAAGCTTGAACAAGGCATGGTAACTGAGTACACTCATGCACAAAGAGAAGCTGTTAATAAGCATCTCGATAAAAAGAGTCTACACCCTAGAAAGAAACCTACAATAACTAATACACTAGCCTTATCACCTTCTTTAACTAAGGCTGAATATGACATGCAACGTGTAGAGTCAGATAGAATTGCTAGAGTTCTTAAGACAAGGGATAGAATGAGAAAGAATAATGTAAGGGGTCGTTGATATGAATTCAGAACAGTATTTATTAGTATGCCTAATGGAAGAGTTATCAGAAGCAGCACAAGAAGCTTCTAAGTGTATTAGATTCACACTAGATCATCAGTATGAAGAGTACGAACACACTAACAAGCAAAAGCTAAAGAATGAATTAGCTGATGTACAAGCTATTCTTATTATGCTGGCTAGCGAGTGCAATATTAGACTGAATTGCGATATGAAATCTCACATAAGGGATAAGATAGCCAAAACAGAAATGCGTATGATTTTGTCACAAGATATGGGAGTTTTAGGAAAATGATAGCACTAATCGATGCGGATGGTTTAACTTATTCTGTTTGTTTCAATAGAGAGAAGCAGAATGCAATTGTTAACCTCGATGATGAAGGTAATACAAGCTATACAGCTGAAGAGGAGGCTCAGTACAAAGCAGAAATCTTTAAAAACTTCTGTAGAGAGCTTAGAGAAGTTAGTGAGAATGTATTTGCAGAAGAGGCTCGAATTGTGTTACGCGGTAAAGGCAATTTTAGGCATGAAGTAGATCCGTTTTATAAGTCTAAACGTAACGCAGGCGGTGTTAAGTACTACGCAGATGGTATTAAAGATGTAGCGCTAAGTCTAGAAATGGCGGTACCTTCTACTGGTTGTGAGGCTGATGACTATATCAGAATGTGGGCAGAAGAGTTACGTGCAGAAGGCAAGGATTTTATTGTATGTACAACAGACAAAGATTTAAAGATGATCCCTGGTAAACACTACCATTTAAAGACTAAACAAATTAGTACTGTTACTGAGCATGAAGCACTAATGTCTTATCATCAGCAATTACTAATGGGTGATGCTGTAGATAGTATACCAGGTATCTGGAAAATGGGGCCTGTAAAGTCTGCAAAGGCTTTAAAGGATTGCACAACACTTGAATCCTTTCAAGAAGTAGTAATTGATGAATATATTAAAGCGTATGGTGATAAGTGGCACGAAGAGCTTACACTTACAGGAAAACTTATTCATCTATGGCGTTGGCCTGAAGACTACTTTAGTTTGGATGAATGGCCATTGGCTAAGGAAATGTTAGGTACATGAAATTTGAAGGAGTCGTTCCTGTAGCGGCTCCAGTTTCGATTAGTAAATTCTCTAATGGACACTGGAGATATTTTAAACAAATGGGAGAGGATACAGCGTATGTGGGATTTATATATGCTATCTATGATAAAGTTCTTAAACGATTTTATATTGGGAAGAAGAACTATAGAAGTGCTGGTAAAGCTACTTTCGGACGAGAGTCTGATTGGAAGAGATACAAGAGTAGTAGTTCAACAATTGCAGCTCACCTCAAAGAACGACCAGCAGAAGAATTTATGTATATCTGCTTGGGCGAATACAAGACAAAAAGTGGACTCGCTTGGGCCGAAACATGGTCGCTGGTAAGTATAAAAGCACCACTCAGAGAAGATGTGTACAACAAAAGGATAGAAGAAATCACATGGAAGATTAGTGAAGAAGTTACGAATGAGCATGTAAGTAGGCTGAATTTAATTTCAAGTGGGTATATTCCTTATGACGAGCAGAGAGATTGGTAAGACATCTTGCCCAAAGTGTAACTCTTCAGATGCAAGAGCACTCTATTCAGATGGCAAGAGTCATTGTTTTTCTTGTGGTACATCATTTAAACCGGATACAGCAATGGTAACAGACTTTAGAGGTACAGTTCCAGCGGTTAAGAATAAAGTGGCTCATGTAGATATTAGCACATTGAGATCTACTGCAATCAAAGAAAGAAAGATATCAAAAGATATAACGGAATTCTTTGGTGTTAAAATGCGCTTTGGTGAGGACGGAGAAGTTGATGGACATTTCTATCCATATGGTGACTCTTATAAGATGAGAGCATTGCCTAAGACATTTACTTGGGTTGGTCCAAATACAAATAAATTATTTGGTCAGGAAAAGTTCAATGGAGATGGAAAGCGATTAATCATTACTGAAGGTGAAATTGATGCAATGTCAGTTGCACAAGCAGCATTTGAAAAGTACGGTAAGATATATCCAGTAGTTTCAATGTCATCTGCAACAGGCACAAAAGCTCTGCTAGAAAATAGAGAGTGGATTAGATCTTTTAATGAAGTTGTTTTGTGCTTTGATAATGATGATGCAGGTAAAGAAGCTACAGAAAAAGCTACTAAAATTATTGGTGTTGATAAAGTACGGCTAACAAAGCTGCCTGTTAAAGACCCTAATCAGTTACTGCTTGAAAAGGGTGGTAATGCATTAATGATGTGTATCTTTGAGGCAGCTAAGTATGTACCTTCTGGTATCATGCGTAGAGATGAGTTATGGCAGGCAATGGTTGAGTACAATTCAATCCCTGTTGTGCCGTATCCAAATTGTTTAAGTGGCTTGAATACTAAACTCAAAGGTATGAGAGAACACACAATAACTCTATTTACTTCAGGTACAGGTTCTGGTAAGTCTACAATCACTAGGGAAATTGCATTACATCTAGTGTCTACACAAGATACAATGGTTGGTATTGTAGCGTTAGAAGAACCACCAGCAGAGACAGCACGTAAGTTAGCGGGTATGGCTATTAGTAGAAATCCAGCCAATGAAGAGCTGTCTGTAGATGACTTGAAATGTGGTTTTGATAGTGTATTTGGAGATGATAGAATCATGGTGCTTGATCATCAAGGCTCTATGGATGATACATCACTAATGGATAAGTTAGAATATATGTGCTTATCGGGATGCCGTTACATTATCCTAGATCACATAACAATTCTGGTATCTGAAGGAGTTGATGGCTTACAAGGCAACGAAGCTATTGACAGAACTATGAATGATTTATTGAGGTTAGTAAACAAGTACCCTGTCTGGTTATGCTTAATTTCCCATTTAAGAAAAACACCTACAGGTAAGAAGTCGTTTGAAGAGGGTCAATTACCTTCTCTAGATGATATTAAAGGCTCAGGCTCTATTAAGCAAGTATCAATGGAGATTGTAGCTTTTTCAAGAGACATGTCAAATGATGATGAATCAATTCGAAATCATATTAATATGCGAGTTTTAAAAAGCAGATTCACGGGACTAACTGGTTCAATACCTGGTGTAGATTACATACATGAAACAGGAAGATTAAGAGCTAGTGACTTTGGCCTAGACGATTTTATTACATTAGTATAAGGAATATAAATGACAGCACAAATATTGACACCTAGAGAATCCTATGGTGTAGACTATCCTGCTGCAGTTGAATTTGCAATTAAACAAGCTGAAATAGCTTGGTTTGCACATGAGATTGAAGTGGAAAAAGATATTCATGAGTTAAGAACTAATTGCACCGAGGCAGAATATTTCGGTATTGTTAATACACTAAAGATCTTTGTACACTACGAAATACATGTTGGTAACAACTATTGGAGAGATTATATACCTAAGTTCTTTCCACGCCCAGATGTACAAAGAGCAGCTTCAGTGCATGCAATGACTGAGTTGAATATCCATGCTCCATTCTACTTCAAAATAAATGAGCTATTAGGTTTGAATACCGATGAGTTTATGAACTCCTACCAAGAAGACGTAATTCTTGCTGAGAGATTAGATTGGATGGAACGTGTAGTTTCTAAGCATGAGACTACAATGGATAAGCTGACATCAGTAGCAATCTTCAGTATGATTGAAGGTGCAGTCCTATACTCATCATTTGCCTTCTTGAAGCACTTCAACTCAGACGGTAAAAACAAATTCCAGAATATAAACGCTGGCATTAATTTTAGTGCTATTGATGAAGATATTCATGCTAGAACGGGTGCCTGGATCTTTAATACAACACTCCACGAAGCCCTCAACGATTCTGAAGAGTACATTAATTTAGAAGTTTTATACAACGATCTAGAAGTAACTGCATGGATCATTGCAGAAAATGAAAGAGATATCATTAAGAAGATGTTCGAGTTTGGCCCAATTGAAGGTATTACACCTTTAATGTTAGAGAACTTTGTACAAAGTAGACTTGATCTGTGCTTAACTAGATTAGGTGCTAAAGTCTTGTTTGATCCAAAATATAATCCAATCGCTGATTGGTTCTATGATGATATTGAATCTAGTACCTTGCATGATACATTTATTGCTATGGGAAATGATTACAAACGCAATTGGACTGAAACTAAATTTACATGGAACATTCGAAATGACTAGTATTTATCGAGAATTAAGTATTGAAAGAAAAAGACTTCAAAAGGAAGGTAAGCTTCCTGAATGGGTTATTACTAATAGCTGGCAGCTCCTAAAGGAAAAATATGTTAGTGAAAAATATCCAGATCTACATTCGATCTATACTCGTATTGCTAAGCACGCGAGTACTTACACAGATAGTCCTGCAGCTTGGGAAACCAAATTCTTCGAACTTCTCTGGAACGGTTGGCTTATTCCTTCTACGCCTGTTTGTGCCAATATGGGGACGGGTAACGGATGCCCCGTATCATGTTCCGGAAGTACAGTCCAGGATTCAGTATTTGACTTCTATGCCAAGCAGCAAGAAGCAGCAGTCCTCTCTCAACAAGGATATGGTACGAGTAATTACTTGGGTCGTATTCGTAAACGTGGTGCTCCTATTACTGGTGTGGCCGGATCTGCTTCAGGCGTGTTACCAGTATTTAAAGGGTTTGTTAAGGTAGCACAAGATATTAGTCAAGGCTCACAGCGCAGAGGTGCTTGGGCAGGTTATTTGGAGATTGAACATGGTGATTTTGACGAACTCGCTACTCACATTCTTAACTTTCCTGATGATGCTAATGTTGGTTGGATTATCAGTGACGATTTTACTCGTAGGTTAGCTGCTGGAGATAAGGATGCATTGAGACGCTATCAGAAGGCAATGAAACTTAGACTGTTAGGTAAAGGCTATTTCTTCTTTAAAGACAAAGTAAACAGAGCTAACCCTCATGCGTACAAGAGAAGAGATCTAGAAGTTAATGCATCTAATCTATGTACTGAGATTACATTGTTTAGCGGTATACATGAAGATGAAGAGTATACATTCTCTTGTGTACTGTCATCGATGAATGCATCTAAGTATGATGAATGGAAAGGCACAGATGCTGTTTTCAATGCAACTGTATTCTTAGACTGTGTAAATGAAGACCAAATCCGTATTGGCAGAACAAAGCCAGGTATGGAGCGTATTACAAGGTTTGCTGAAAAGTCTAGAGCATTAGGCTTAGGGCTGTTAGGCTTTCATAGCTATCTACAGCAAAATATGATTCCATTTGAATCATTCGATGCACATTTAGTTAGTCAAGAGATATTCAAGTATCTTAATACTGAATCATTAATGGCTTCTAAGTGGATGGCTAAAGTGTGGGGTGAACCTGAGTGGTGCTTAGAGCTTGGTATTCGTAATACACACAGAATAGCTATTGCACCTAATCTCTCTAGTTCATTAATTGCAGGTGGTATGTCGCAAGGTATTGAACCGATATACAAGAATGCTTTTGTACAAAACACTGCCGGTGGTAAGATGAGAAGATCATCGCCTATGCTAGTACATTTAATTGAAAAAGCAGGGCTTAATGTACAGGATACGCTGAAGGATATTATTAGAAATAATGGTTCTGTACAGCATGTAGAGTGGTTGTCTGACTTTGAGAAGGATGTATTTAAAACTGCATTCGAAATTAATCAGAAGACTATTCTAAAACTAGCAGCAGCTAGACAGCCTTATATTGATCAGGCTCAATCTATCAATCTATTCTTTGATGCTGATGAGAGTGAAGAGTATATCTCTGAAATCCATCAAGAAGCATTTGAGTTAGAAGGTATTAAATCGTTGTATTATATTCGCACTACTAACGGTGCAAGGACTAATAAAGATGAATGTATATCATGTCATGGGTGAAGCACACGTAACGTTAACTGGTGATAGCCACCAAAGACGTAAGCAGTTAAGACAACTGTATCGTACTTATAAATATGTACAGATGAAATTCTATTGCGGCTACTTTGTAAATAACACATATATTTGTTGGAATTAATTATGACATATTATCTTGCACTTTTCTTTAAAAAACATAATATCAAAAGTCGGTACGAAATTCTACCGAAAGATGAACTAATACTGCGAAAAGTTTTTGGTGCTTTATATGATCATCCGGTTGCTGTTAGGACAGCTGATAAGAAATTGATTCTTATTTTAAGTCCATACCGAACTGCATTAAGCGAAGGCGCTGTACAGAAGCATAAAAGGTTTTTATATTCAGAGCCTTTATATCATAATGAAGCAAATTCATACTGCTTTGAATATGAGAATTTAGCTGAATTTAAAAGAGCTATAGCTAACGCTAAAACTTGGCTATAGATTTAACACAGGGAGGACTTCGGTCTTCCCTTTTTAACGGAGAGTAGTATGAACACAGATGAAATATATGAATGCTTACAAGGTATTGCAGCAGAACCTTCTAAGAATGCTAAGATAGAAATGTTGGAATTCTATCTACAAGATGAAGAATTTGAAAAAGTAATTGTATATGCGTACAATCCATTCATTACCTTTGGTGTACGTAAAGTGCCGAGTGTTTCACATAAAGTTGGTTTATTAAAGTCATTTGATTATGACACATGGGGTCTGCTTGACTTACTAAGCCAAAGATATGTAACAGGTAAGCTTGCAATTGAAACCTTATTAGCGACAATGAGAAAGCTTTATAACGGTTCTGAGGCGGTGTTAAGAGGTATTTTAGAAAAAGATCTCAGAGCAGGCTTTGATGCTAAGACTATTAACAAAGCTGTTCCTGGTTTAATACCTGTAGCAGCTTACATGCGATGTAGCTTACCTAAACATGTTAAGATGAATGAGTTTCATTTCCCTGCATTTAGTCAGGAAAAGGCTGATGGTCTATTTGTAAACATTACGATAGAAGGCGCAGCTACTACAATGCTAAGCCGTAAGTATCAAGAAATGCCTGTTGAGTCTTATCGAGAGCTATTGATACAAGCAGAAGGTCTTAACGTAATTCGAGAAGGCTACCAAACACATGGTGAATTAGTTGTAGAAGTTAACGGTGTGCCGTTAGAACGTAAGACTAGTAATGGTGTGTTAAGACGTGTTAACCTAGGTGGTGAGTTTAAGAATGGTGAGTACCCTGTATTTCATTATTGGGATATTGTACCAATCACATCTATAAGAAAGAATATAGACAATACTATGTACATGGATAGATATCAATCTATTAATAACTGTGATCGGAAATATGTCAAAGCGATTCCTTCTAAGTTAGTTACAACATTACAGGAGGCTGAAGACCACTTTGTAGAGTTGAGTAAACAAGGTAAAGAAGGCACTGTACTAAAGTCTTACCGTGCTATTTGGAAGAATGGTGTTAGTAAAGAGATTGTTAAGTTCAAGAAGGAGCTACATTGTGAGTTAAGAGTAATTGACTTTAATCCAGGTACAGGTCAGAATGCTGATACATTTGGCTCTCTTAGATGTAGTACAGAAGATGGACAGCTTGTAGTTAACGTAGGCAATCTAACTGATGAATTAACGTGGGAAATCCATGAGAATTATGATGGCTGGATGTATGCTATTATTGAAGTGACTTATTCATCTGTTATCACTAATGAGAAAGGTGAGTATAGTTTGTTTGAACCAAAATTTGTAGAGCGTCGATATGATAAAGACACTGCAGATACATTAGAATCACTGTTGGAGGTAAAATGATAGAATTTACAGGCGTTATGGAATGGTTAATAGAGGCTAGTTTAGTTGTTATAACAGGCTCATTGGCGGTAATTATATTTGCATTTGCAGTATTTGCTATTAAGAACATGTATGAGGATTTAATGAAATGAGTAAACAAGCAATATTTACAGTAGGTATTAGTGGTTCAGGTAAGTCAACTTGGGCATGGCAACATCAAGATGAATGGCGGATAATCGATAGAGATGTCATTAGACGTACACATCTTATTCTTAATGTTAAAGAGTACGATCCCTCAGAGGCTAATATGTGGGATCATTGGGATTTTGAAACAATGGAAGCTACTTGTAACAGACGTAGGGAAGAGCTTATTGAGGCTGTTCTTCTTGAAGGTAGTAATGTTATATTCGCAGATACAAATCTTAACTATAGAAAGTTAGAGCCTTTGATGCAGCGATTACTTAGAGAAGATTATAGTGTTAAGTTTCAATTCTTTCCGACAACATTAGAAGACGCTAAGTACAGAAATGCATGTAGACGTGATGCTGTGCCTGATCACTTGCTACAGCTTCAGTATACAGCTTATAATGCATTTAAAGGAGCACCTATTAGATTAGATTATGGTGATGTGCCTTTTGATGTAATACTTGACTGTATGACAGGAGAAATTGATGCCGTTGAAATAGCTGGTATTTATGTAGGTAATGTCTTAGCTGAACATGTAATAATGAGCCTAAGAGACGATATAATTGAACTTAAATTAATGGATGTAAGACCATGAGTGATAATTTTGCTGCATTAGTAGACCTATTAGGCTTTGACCAAACTGATGACCTTGATAATATTTTAGGGCATGCTGTACTGGAGATATTGGATGCTAGGTACACAATTAAGGAAATGGGTGCTGAGCTTAGATATCAAAAAGCTAAGTATATTGAACTTCGTAAAAAAGCTTTATTAGCAGGAGCATTAAAATGAATTTTGAACATGATGTCGAGGGTGACTGGATTGATGATGATGAAGTCAACGATGAAGATCTGGACTGGGACGATGAAGATGAATGGGATGAGGAAAACACATGAACATGTATCAAGAGCTAATTGATGAAGGTTGTAATATCCCAGACTTACTGAGAGCTAACGCAGATAATGTGGGAGACATGAGTGTTTTATTAGAAGCAGCAGCTGCTCATATTGAGGCCTTAGAAGCTAACTTAAAAGATACAAGAGATTATTTTGCAAGGGTTGATAAAATTGCTAAGGCTATTAGCCAAAACAATAGTAACCTTCAAGAAACTTTAAGGATAGCTAAAGCATTTGGGAGAATCAAGTGATATTAACTGATGAACAAGAATGCGAGTACGACCCAGAGCCTGAAGAGCTTAATTGGGAAGAAGATGGCGACAGAATCCTAGGGCCACATGGCTATAATAGAAACTGTATGTGTTATCAATGCAATCCACCGGGGTGAGTTATGTTAGATTATTGCGGTGAAGTAGAGTTCTATCCAATAGACGGAGACAATGACTGCTATGATTCCTATACACCAAATTTTAGCAAAGCTGATTTTCCAAGTAGCCCAAAAAGGTCTGAGAAATATTTCATGCCTAATCATAATTATTATGATGTTTGGAGGAAGTTTGACAGAATCATTGAAAGAGCTACTTGCTATTCAATTTTAAGAGCTAATGTTTGGTATAATATACCTAAGAAGATTGTCAGAGAAATTAAAGACAATCAGATGCTGGTATACAGGCCTGTTTTTAATAAAATTTGTAATCCACCGGGGTAATTATGGTTATCTTTTTAGTACTCTTGTATACTTACGCAAGTGTAGGTATATTTGGAGTTCTGACAATGCTTTACAGTTTCTCGGATTTTGAAGCATTTTTACTAGTAACTTTACTAGGGCTAATAATATGGAGTCTAATATGAACATTGAAATACAAAAGAAGTACAAAACACAGTGTGGTTTTAAGGTTGAAATAAACCAAATTCTTGAACGTTCTCTATATCCAGTCATTGGTAGGTATTTTGACGGGGACTACAATGAGTGGATTGATGAGCGTTGGATGAATGATGGTAGATGTGACGATGCGGTTATTGACAATGATTTAGACTTAGTGGAGGAGTTATGAACAAGATTACAAATAGAGAAGTGATGGCATTTCTTCTTGGTACTTTAATAGCTACAGCATTACAAATTGTACGTGCAGATTTTAAGTATGAAGATTATCGTTTAGTACATCAAACAAACATCGGTGGCGTTGTAATCGATGGGAAGCACATCTTTGAGTTGGTGGAATTATCTGATCCAGCTCAAGGAGTAGTTAGAAAATGAAAATAAAAGTTGGAGGTAAATACAAAAACCGTAACGGTCATTTAGTTGAAATTGTAGAAGAGTTGTCTGGTGAGTCAATATACCCTTTCATTGATACAGCAGATTGTTCGTATACACCTGAGGGCAGTTATTTGATAGATCATCCTGACCATCGTAATAATTTAATTGAGGAGATTCACGTGTTTGATTTAAACAAAACGTATGTAACAACATTTGGGCACCAGGTAATAATCCTAGCAAGAATTCCAAAAGATACATATCACATCCTTGGTCTTTATAAAAGTAATGATGATTGGAATGTAGCGACTTGGACGGAAGAAGGTATCTATGATGTAAACGAGCCTGACCGCCCTTTAAATATTGTAGAAGTAGATACTAATCAATTACGCACCCGTAACGGCACTCTTGTTAAGATATATGAAAGATACCCTAATGAAATACACGGTGCTTACTTTTCAGATGGCGAGTGGAGGTCAGCTACGTGGACTGTTGAAGGTGGTTTTTATCAAACGGGAGAGGAACAGTCGTGTCTCGACATCGATTGGACACCACCTAAAAACTGGACGGCAGGCATCGAATTTTGCGCACAGGCGGGGGCAGGTGTGCCAACCGTGGGCAGGGCATTACACCAGCCACACCCTGCGGCAGTCGGGGCAGAGCGCGTCAACCTGTAGCAAATTTTGTATCCTTTGACGGGCGTTGGTTTTAACTCGTGTGTCCAACCCCGTTAAATTAACCCTATTTTCAAAAACGAAGATAGAAAACACACATATTTAATTATTTTATTATTGGAGTATTATCATGTCACAAATTCAACAAGCTTTCGTTATTGATGGAAAAATCTTTGCAAGTAAAGCAGAAGCACAAGCGTTCATTCGTCGTCCTTTGATCTTGAAAGCATTCCTAGACTTAACAAATAACAATCAAGAATTATCTGGTTGGTTAGTTGAAAATCAGGAAGTGGTTGAAGCCGCATTCGAAACCGGTACAATTAGACGTGTAACTAAATCTGACTATGCTAAATTAGATAAAGCATTGGCTGAGTTAACATCAGGCTTCTTGTTCGATAACTTAGAAGCTGTTCGTGAATCATTCAGATGGCCTACAGTTAAACGTATGTCACCAGAAGAAAAGACTGCTGAAGCTACTAGCATTATCTTTAAAGCTTCTGAAAATGCTGAATTAGCTGGTTGGGTAGTAGAAAACCAAAAAGCAGTATTAGAAGGCTATAAAGCTGGCGTTGAGAAACGTGAAGTATCAGAAAAAGCTGTTGCTGGTTTAGCTAAATGGCGTGCTGAAAAAGCTGAAATGGAAGCTGCAACTGCAGAAGGCCCAGATGCTGTAGAAGCATTATTAGCAAAACGCGCTGCACAATAATAAATTAATAAGACCCCTTGACCTTTACGGTTGAGGGGTTTTTAATCGAGATTCTTATGAAAATACTATTGATACTAGTTTTAAGCATTACAACAGCTCATGCTGATGTTAAGTGGATCGGCAGGGGTAAATGTAAGGTACAATTAATCACTGAGAAGAGACATGATATTCTTGGTGGACTTGCAACAACACATAGATTTGGGAAATTACAATGTACTCGGTAGTAGGTATTACATTCAGACCAGACCCTGTTCAGGCCTTTTACTTTAGAATCCAATCCGGTGATGTTGGCTACTTACAAAGAGAGCCCTCTAACCCGTACGATCCAGATGCTGTAAGAGTACTAGCTTTGGATAGTACAGTAAATAAATTTGTGTTTATAGGCTACCTTCCTAAAGGTATGTCTAAGGTGTTTAAGAAAGAGTATGCAACAATTAAGTTCATTGAAAACCGTAGATTTGAAATTCTCGATGAATACGACAACAATCCGAAAGGAGAAATCATAAATGCTAATCAAACTGAGTCTGTGTAATAACCCGAATAAGCTTGTTGTATTAAATATAGCTATGACGCAGTCTACTGAAATGTACAGAGAGGGTAGTACTTTTAAATTAGCTGCATACTATAGTGATGGTACGCCAGGTATGCTGTACGATATTACTGAAAATTGCTACAATCGCTTACTTCACAAATTGGAGATGGTGTCATGATTTTTACTTTAACCGATATAAATGATGGTGTTAAATATGTATTGAATGTAGAGCACTTATCAGGCCTTGTTTTAGATCCGCCAGAAGGCAATGAAGTGGATATTACCATTATGTACCCACAAGCTATTCGCTATGTAACTGTTAACTTAGAAGATGCCAAACGTATTGGAGACTATTATGCTACAATTAGATAAAATTTATTATGATATGAATAGTCACCGTGTTAAGACTGTACATGAACAAGATGACAGACTAGTAGGTGTTAATTTGTTTAATGGAGACTTAAATTGGTATAGGCTTGATGGTAAAAGCCTTGCAGGTGCTGATATTATAATGCCATTAGAGTTGGAGCTTAATCATGTTTATAAGGATCGTGCAAATAGACTTGTTAAAATTGTTTACATTGCTGATGATAAGGATGACTTTATGCGCTGCTTAGGTGTGTTTAAGAGCCTCACAAAAGAGTGTGCCAATTGGTACGGTACTACAGGGCATTACCATCACGATTGTAGTTTTGCGTCTTATGATTTAATAGGAGAATGCCATGAAGGTTGGAGATAAGGTTTGTACATTTGCAAATGAAGGTCTTATTGTGTATATAGATAATAATCCTGGGACACGTTTCCCTTATCTTGTTGTTTATATAAATACTAATGGTGGCGCATATTCTAATTGGCATACAGGAAACGATTTAAAGCCAGTGCCTAAGTTTAAAACAGGTGAAGTTTGGTTAACCCGAAATGGGAAGAAACTTACTATTGTTAGCGTTCATGGTAATACTATATTAGCCGTTCGAGACCCTAATACTGAGCATGCTGCAATATTCGACTTTGAACCAGACGGTAAATATCATGCCGACTGCGAAAATGATTATGACTTAATGGAGAAAGTAAATGTTTAAAGTCAACGATAAAGTTTATATAGATAATAGTGTTGCAACAGTCTATACAATTGTATTTATAGCTGATCTGTATCTACTTGTGTATAAGAACTTAGATGATAGCTATAGCAGTCGATGGGTACATCCATCCAAAATTATGCCAGTACCTAAGTTTAAGCTACATCAAGTTTGGGAAATGCGTGATGGTGACCATGCTGAAATTGTTAGCATTTCTTCACGCAACATGATGGTGGTATACAGTAAGAATAGTGAGGCACATGGTACAGTAGGGCTAGATTTAAGTGGTCGCTACTATGGCACTGGTACATTATCTGATTATGACTTAGTGAGACAAATACGATGATTTTAAAAATTCATGCATTGTATTATACTGCTACAGGCAGACCGATTCGAATAGCGTATAAGGCTGGTGGAAAGTTCCCTGTGATTGCGCTTGACGTGCTTACCGGCGACACGGTTTACTACAAGCGTAACGGTGAGCATAAAGACCCTTTAAAAAATATTACTGAAAAGGCTCCTAAGCCTGGAATAGGAGATACGTGGCAAATGAAGAATGGTCTTTGCGTCGATATTGTTAGTATTAACAAAAAAGAAATGCTTGTGTTAATGAATAAAAACACTGCTAATCATGACTGTATGTTTTTAGATTTAGATGGCCGTGAGAATAACGGCTGGGGAAATGAATACGATTTGGTGAGAAAAGTACGATGATTATTTTAATACAAACTAAAGATAAGGTAGAGTCATTTATTAATTTAGATAACGTTGCTGGCTTTACACTAGATAAGACTAACTTAGACTTTCCAGCACTAGATGTTAGTCTTAACGACGGACGGGATTACCGTTTTCGCTTAACCATAAACGAATACATGCATTTTATTGAGCGTCTTCGCGATTATAACGACTCCTAAATAACCCCCTCTCTACTCTCTCATTTGGATGCCTTCGGGTGTTCATTTGGGAGGGTAGGGAGGGATTCCCTTATTTTTTTTTTTTTTTTATGGTCTCAGAACACAGTAAAGATGGTGATATTACGTCTCCTTATAAGGGAGTTTTTTGGCACACTAAAAGATGCAAGTGGATAGCAGATACTAGAATAGTACAAAAGTTTAG